CAATGAAAGGCTGCTTCCAGACGATAATCCGCAAAATGTTATAGACCAGCTTGCGGATGCTACCGTTTGGATGCCATATTACCCTTGGCCACTTAAAAACGGCGAATATTTTACTTTATACGGAAGCGAAGCTGTAAAGTTATATCAAATGATACCGCAGTTAAATACTACTGCGACATTAGAAACTATATATATTGGACCACCTATTATACAGGGCGAACCTCCTAAATATATTGCCCTAAATACACAACAAAACATGGCTGTAGTGCCATTATTCCCCGCAACAAATGGTTACGATTTCCAAAATACACCGGCAACTCTTACTGACATAAATATTGGATTCACGCAAACTGATTCTAATCCACAACTTGTTTTCACTACTGTAACAAACAACAGCTCTATTCCAATGATAGTAAATATCAATGGAACTATTTATACAGTAACAACCGGTCAGACTTTCAATAATACTACATTGTTGAATCAGAATGAAACTGTCAAAATAACAAGTCAGACTTCAGGAATATTCACTCAAGGGCTAGTTTTCGGCACAGTAGCTGTTTCGCCTTTGCCAAGTCCTACTGCAACACCTTTGTTTAGTGCAAGTCCTACTCCAACTCCCAGTGGTACAGAACCTACTGCCACGCCAACTCAAAGCCCATCAAATACTGCTTCTCCTACACCAACAAGAAGCCCAACCCCCACACCAACTGGATCTCCAACCAATACCCCTTCGCCGACAAATTCCCCTAGCAACAGTCCTTCGCCTACCCCAAGCAGTACGCCGATTGTACAACCACAAGTTATAGCACTTGGTTATAATCAAGGAGTAGAAGTTTATAGTTTTGACGCTGGAAGTACCTATTCGTTGAAAAATCCCGGCACAATGCCGTGGTATGATGTTACATACAATTCAGATTTAGATGAATGGACTGCAGTAACTACAAGTGGAAAGATTTTTTACAGTTTAGATGGTGTAAATTGGGTTCAAGTTTTTAGTAATACAAATTATAGTTTTAGAGACGTTTGTTTTGGCTATACAAGTTTAAGCACACCCATCACCATAGTTTTGGATTACAATGGAAATGTAACATATAGCACTGATAACAGAACTTGGTCCACACCAGTTAATCTCGGCATAGGCAATCTGAAGACCTGTGTTTATTCCAATGGCAATTTCGTTATTTTGCCAGCCAATGGCACAAAAACCATGCGCAGCACGAATGGAGTCACATGGACTGCGGGTGCTAATTTGCCTGCTTCTGGTGGATGGAATGGCGCGGCATCTGATCCAGCTACAAACAGGATTGTTGGACTGCTTTATGGCTCTACAACGGCTGTTTATTCTGATAATTACGGCGTTAGTTGGACTACCGCGACTTTACCAGCAGCAGCAACTTGGGAAAACGTTGTATTTACAGGTTCAACTTTTGTTGCGGCTGCAAGTCAGGGCACGCCTGCTGTAGCAGTTTCTTCTGACGGTGCAACTTACCGCCTCCGACTCCCGCGCCAACCGCAACAGTAGCCGCAACTGCTACACCAGCTCCATCCAGCACAGCTGCAACACCTACGCCAAGTCCTACCACAGCAAATTGCTTAGCACTCAATATTGAAAACAACATGACAAATACGCCTATATCAGGCGGATATTCATTTGTAACTTTGGCAATGACGCCCGGTGACTCTGCAACTTCTGCATATGACGTGCTTTGTTCTCCGACTGATGTACGTATTGTAGGAACCGCAGTTGGTACTGCCACTGTGTATACAATTGTTGGAGGAGTTCCGACCCCGTATCCATTTACAAATACTTCATTTGACCAAATCTGGACTTTAAATACTGGGGATCAACTTGCAATTTATGTTGCAGAGCCAGACAGCGTTAGCGGAAACATTACATATATTACGACAACACCGACTCCAACAACGACAGCCGCCACGCCAACTCCAACACCAACTGATAGTCCGTTGCCAACAACCAGCGTCACAGAGAGTCCATCTCCTACACCTAGTGAATCACCTTCGCCGACACCAACTGATAGTCCTACTCCTAGTCCTAGCATGTCCGAAAGTCCATCGCCTACACCTAGTGACTCGCCGAGTCCAACCCCAAGCGAAAGCCCAACGCCTTCCCCCAGTCCTTCTAATAGTGCAAGTCCTACACCGAGTCCTTCGCCTAGTGAAAGCCCAACGCCTTCCCCCAGTCCTTCTAATAGTGCAAGTCCTACACCGAGTCCTTCGCCTAGTGAGAGTCCAACGCCGTCCCCCAGTCCTTCTAATAGTGCAAGTCCTACACCGAGTCCTTCTCCTAGTGAGAGTCCAACGCCGTCCCCCAGTCCTTCTAATAGTGCTTCGCCCACACCGAGTCCTTCGCCTAGTGAAAGCCCAACGCCTTCCCCCAGTCCTTCTAATAGTGCAAGTCCTACACCAAGTCCTTCTCCCAGTGTGACTGAAAGTCCTACCCCTTCACCAAGTCCCTCTAATAGCGCTAGCCCAACGCCTAGTCCCTCACCTAGCGATAGTCCCACACCTTCACCAAGTCCTAGCAACAGTGCTTCGCCAACACCAAGTCCTTCTCCCAGTGTGACTGAAAGTCCAACGCCTTCTCCCAGTCCCTCTAACAGTGCATCACCAACACCAAGTCCATCTATTTCCCCTTCAGTAACTCCTAGTCCAACTCCTAGCCCATCAGCGGCACCAACACAAGATCTATTCGTTTGGGGCGGTAATTCATCTGGACAACTAGGACTTGGAAACGTTGTCCCAAGAAGTAGTCCAGTAATATTAACGGGTGCAAATTTCCAAAACATACCATTTGGCGCTAATGCCGTTGGCGCATTGCAAGTCAATGGCGAAATGTATGTTTGGGGCGATAATACCTTCGGGCAGCTAGGATTAAATGATACCACTAACAGAAACAGTCCTGTAGTATTAGCAGGAAGCTTTTCACAAGTTTCAATAAATAGCACCTCTGCTGGTGTAAGAAAAGACGGCACTTTATGGTCATGGGGAAATGCCGGCACCTACGGCGCTACCGCTTTAAATACTGTACTCTCCAATAGCAGTCCATTACAAATAGGAAGCAGCAGTGATTGGCTCAAGGTAGTTACCAGATATTCACCCAATACCTTAATGGCAATAAAGACTGACGGCACTCTCTGGGGCGCTGGCAATAACTCTAACGGCTGCTTAGGAGACGGCACTACTGTAAATAGAAGCAGCTTAGTTCAGAGTGGATCTGATAATAATTGGCAGGATATTCAAGTTGGAGTTAATTTTGCTGTAGGATTAAGAAAAGATGGTACGATTTGGACCGTAGGGGCAGGCTTATCAGGCAATCTTGGAAACAATAGTGTCGCCGACAGGTCTAGCTGGATACAAGTTGGTGCCTCCAATAATTGGGTTGCAATTAGTTGCAAACATCAACCCGTTTTGGCATTGAATAATTTGTCAGAATTGTATGTTTGGGGAAATGGAAGCACCGGTGGAACCGGCCTAAATGCAGTAACCAGTGTGTCTTCGCCAACCTTGCTCATGACAAATGTTTCTTACTTTAGCGCAGGACCGTCTTTCGGATCTGCCATTAAAAATAACAACACATTATGGACATGGGGCGTAGGAACAAACGGAAGACTTGGCTTAAATAGCACAATAAATGTTTCTTCCCCAACGCAAGTTGGATCGAATTCTAGCTGGATAGGTGTTGAGTGCAATTTTGATACTACCATGGCATTATACACTTATTTAACTCCAGTTCCAACCGCGACTAGTACTCTCACACCAACTCCAACGCCTTCCGTTACGTCAAGTCCTACTCCAACGCCAAGTTATTCAGAAAGTCCTACACCTAGCCCTTCACCGACACCAACCGACACACCTTCACCAACACCAAGTCCTACACCTAGTCCTTCAGCTACGGCTATGCCATTAACTTGTCCTCAAGGAGCAATGTATTTTGATGGGAGCAACGTGAGTTACCTTAGTATTCCAGATAATGCGTCTCTTAACCTAGGAACCGGAAATTTCACAATTGAGTGGTTCCAGAATATGTCCTCTAGTTCTGATGCTGATGCCCTTGTTTTCTCTGTGGGTGTATCGCCATCAGCAGTTATAGGATTTGGCATCGAACAACCAATTGGCGATCCATCAAATGCCACTATGACATTCTATGAAAACAGCGGCTCTGCTGTTGTCAATACGCTTCCTAGAAGTTACATTTTTGGCAACTGGTTTCACATAGCTATTTGCCGAGCGGCAGGGGTAATTAGATTCTTCCTAAACGGCCAGCAATTTAATTATATTAACAGCACCTTTAATATTACTTTTGGTGGAGCACCTTTATCTATTGGTTGCGAGCTGTCTACTCCTGCAACCAATATGTTCAAAGGTAACATCACTAATTTCAGATGGATAAAGAATAATGCTCTTTACACCTCTAACTTTAGTGTTCCCGCAACTCCATTAAGCGCCGTTACTGGAACTGGATTGTTATTAGATAGTTTAACGCCAGCAACAGTAAGCACTGATACTTCTGGGAACAATAATACTGTAAATAACAGCAATGTAATTTATACAGCTTGTAACGGCACTACTGCTACGCCAGTTCCAACTAATAGCCCGACACCGACAGCTACCAACGCAATCACAGCTAGTCCCACACAAACTCCTACAAATACTGTTACACCAATACCAACTGGAACGCCAATTCCTACAACATCACCGACACCAGCTGGACCTACTCCAACGCCCTTCGTGGGACCTCTAAGCTGCCCAACCACTAGCGATGGCTTTGCAACATTTAATGCCATATTTGGAACAACTTGGATAATTGAAAATAATAATAATTATGTAGTTGGCACAGGGGATTATACAGTAGAAGTATTTGCCAATCCTTATGCTAGCGGTTCTGCCGCAATTTATTGGTCTGTCGGTGGATTCTACTTTACTATGTACTCATTCTTTGGCTCTCCTGTAGAACCAAGACTTTATTACGATGGAAGTAATTACATAGCTTTCCCGACTATTTCTGCTGCCAGTTACCTCACCAACAGGTGGAGACATTTAGCTATAACCAGAAGTAATGGCGTAACCTATATGTGGTTGGACGGAACTCTCTGGGGTCAGTCTAGTACGGCTTATGACATGCAAGATGGAGCCAGCGAGTTGTGGATTGGCGGAAACTCAAATGATTCAATATTCTGTTTCGGCGGTCAAATGACAAACTTCCGCTACTTAGTTGGAGCGGCTGTTTATACTCAGAACTTCACGCCTTCTACGCCATTGGCCAATTTGAATGGCACCAAGTTGTTGCTATTAACATCAACAGCTCAAACAATCAATACAGACAGCAGCAGTCTAAATAAAACAGTTACATCCATAAATGGCATGATTTATACTGGCTGCAATGGAACTACACCAACACCGACTCCGAGCGTGACAAGAAGTCCAACCCCAACACCCAGTCCTTCTGCAACACCTCAAGCAGCCTTCCTGCAGTGTCCGGGTGCTAACGGATCTTATATATTTGCCGCAAGCCAGCTAGAAGTACCTTATAACAATGGTCTAACCATTGGAACAAGTGATTATACAATTGAATGCTTTATGTATCCGACTGGATTTGGCGTACAAGGCACGCTATTTGCTTTCGGTCCATATTCCGGCGGCATATCACTAGAGTTTGTTGGATTTGGAGCACAAAAAGGAATCAGACTTTACAGCCAATCTATTGGCGCTCAGGTGCTTGGCACTTTGACCACTAACTACTACAACCAATGGAGCCATGTGGCGCTAGTTAGAAGCTCAGGCGTTACAAGTCTTTATCTTAATGGCGCATGGCAAGGCAGCACATCGGCTTCGTATGATATCAATGACACCACCAGTTCACTGTGGATTGGAAATGATGGCAGTCTTGATAGCGGTGTAAGTTTCGGTGGAAACATAACAAGCTTCCGTTGGACTAAGGGAAATGCTATTTATACCAGTAATTTCACACCTCCATCTTATCCATTAACAGCGCTTACCGGAACTGAATTGTTGCTAAACACAAGTTCTGCCAGTGGCATAACTACTGACGATAGTGGATACAATAGAACTGTAGTCAATGACAATGTGAGCTTTAGCGTCTGTCCAGCAACGCCGACACCAACACAGAGCCCGAGTGTCACACCTAGCCCAACTCCTTCAGGAACTCCAAGTCCAACTCCTAGTTTCACACCGAGTCCAACTCTGAGCCCTACACCTAGTAACTCGCCAAGCCCGACACCTAGCTTTACGCCTAGTCCAACACCTAGTCCTTCTATTAGTCCGACTGTTACAGAAAGTCCAACACCGAGTCCTTCACCTTCGCCAAGCAATTCACCAACTCCCACACCAACTCCAATAGGAGGATTCTTATTCTCGACGGGAATTAATCAATTCGGGCAAATTAACTTCAATGATGATGTAAACCGATCCAGTTGGACACAAGCTGGTTCCGACAAGTGGCTAAAAGTATCAACCGGTTATGGTATATGCACTTTCGTTAAACGATTTGATTCTACTTGGTGGGTAACAGGTTATAACCAATATGGCACTCTTGGTATTGGAACTCTTCAAGATAAGAGTAGTTATGTCCAGTTTAGTTCTAGCACTGACTGGAAGGACATATATACGAATGATTATTCTACATTCGGCGTTAAGAATGATGGCACACTGTGGAGTTGGGGTGCTGCGTATCTAAATGGCAGGGATGTGGCCTCAAGTAGCCCAATGCAGGTAAATCTGCCTTCAACTGTTAAATCATTCTCTATAACACAAAATGGCATTTTGACGGCATTGAATGACGGCAATGTTTATGCTATAGGAATTAATAACAATTACAGATATACGGACTCTACTCCTATGTATGCTTTGTTGTCTAGTCCTACGATGATTCTTGGTGGTGGCGTTTGGGCTAGTGCAACCAGTGGATATTCTTCTAGCCTCTTCATAAAGAATGATGGAACACTTTGGGGCGTAGGAGCGAACGCTTATGGTATGCTATTCCAACCTTCAAGCTTCGTGCGAGCATCGACTCCAATTCAGATTAGCGTCGATACCAATTGGGAAAAAACTCAATCTATTAATGATGGTAGCTATTTTGGATTGAAAACTGACAGTACTTTTTGGGTTTGGGGCCAAAACGCTTATGGTCAATTGGGCACAAATAATACAATTTCATATAGCAGTCCTGTTCAGGGAACTTCATTGACATGGAGGCAAGTACATGCTTGTAGCTACAATGTAGCTGGCATTGAAGCTTCTACTGGGCAGTTATATGTTTGGGGTCAAAACACTTATGGTCAGGCCGGTAATCAAAACACTAATTCTATAAGTTCTCCAACACAAGTATCCGTTTCACAAGTTAATAGCTGGGCATATGTGGGTGGCGGTTTCGGCAATTTCTCTGCTATCGGGGATTTATATCCGACTCCTACGCCTACAAGTACAGAAGCAACCTTAACACCTACTCCTTCACCAAGTGTAACTGCTAGTCCTACGCCTAGTCCTTCGCCTTCTCCAAGTGTTACCGAGAGTCCAACACCTAGTCCTTCACCTTCACCAAGTGTTACCGAGAGTCCAACACCTAGCCCCACACCAAGTCCTTCAGCAACTGTGACACCTCAATCTTTCAATATATGGGGTGCAAATTATGATGGTCCAGCAGGAAACAATTCTGTAGTCAACTTTACCTCCCCGGTAATTTGGGCCAGCAATGTACAATACAAACAAGTTTCTTACGGTAGAACTGAAACAGCATTCATCAAGAATGATGATACATTGTGGTTATCCGGAAACAATGCATACGGTCAACTTGGCATTAATTCTACGGTAAATAAAAGTTCCCCAGTACAAGCAATTACAGGCGGTTCTTGGATATTTGCTAGTGCTGGTGCAACAGTTCTTGCAATAAAAGCTGACGGCACTCTTTGGGGATGGGGTTACAACTATTATGCAACAGTTGGAAACAGCACCAAAAACGTGTACGTATCAACCCCTGTACAGATAAGTGCAGCAACTAATTGGGTATCTTGCACAACATCTCAGAGAACGGCATATGCTATTAATTCCCTAGGGCAGATGTATGTTTGGGGATACAATGGCAACGGAACTTATGGCACAAATACCACAGTAGAAGCAAGCAGTCCTGTACAAGGACCAACTAATAAATCATGGTCTCAAGTAGCCGGAAGTTCTTTCGGTTCTACTATTGCCTTGGCAACGGATGGCACTGTCTGGACTTGGGGCAATAATTACAGAGGATTTTTGGGTAATAACACAGCCATTTCTAAATCCACGCCTGTTCAAGTAGGTTCAGCTACGAACTGGGCTAAAGTAGCATCCGGTTACTGGCACGCCGTTGCTTTGAAAAATGATAACTCTTTGTGGGTATGGGGATATGGAGGCGACGGCGCACTTAGTCAAAATAATACTATTAATTACAGTTCGCCAGTACAAATTGCCGGTAATTGGCTCGACGCAACTGGTGCATATGATGCTACTTGGGGCATTAAGTCTGACAATACATTTTGGGCCTGTGGTGGAAACGGATCAGGAGAACAGCCATTTACAGGCGCAAGCAGAAGCAGCATGATTCAAGCTGGTGGCGCAGGAACTTATTTGTCGTTTGTAAAAAATATATGTGATGCTTTTGGCGGTATTGCTCGAATTTCGCCTCCTACAGCATCTCCAAGTCCTTCTGCCACACCAACGCCAACACCAACACCTAGCGGAACCGGTCCTACACCAAGCCCGAGTGCTACCGGACCTACTCCGACTTCGACGCCTACTCCACAAACCTTTAACGTCTGGGGCGCAAATTATGATGGAACAGCAGGAAACAATTCTGTAACAAACTTTACTTCACCAGTTACTTGGGCAAGCAATGTAACATACAAGAAAGTATCTTATGGCAGAACTGAAACTGCATACATAAAGTATGACAATACATTATGGCTGTCTGGAAACAATGCTTACGGACAATTAGGAATAAATTCCACTTCAAATAGAAGTTCATACGTTCAGGTAATTACTGGAGGAGAATGGTCTTATGTATCGTCAAATCAGGTGACATTGGCTATAAAATCAGATGGGACCTTGTGGGGCTGGGGCTATAATTACTTTGCAAATATTGGTAATAATAGTAAGGTTTATGCATCTTCACCGGTTCAAATCAGTGCGGCAACAAATTGGGTATCTTGCACATCTTCTCTTAGAACATCCTACGCCATCAATTCTCTAGGACAACTTTATGTTTGGGGCAATAATGGTTCGGGACAATATGGTCTCAATAATACAACTGATGCAAGCAGCCCTATTCAAGGTCCTACTAACAAATCTTGGAGTCAAGTAGCAGGCAGTTCTTACGGTTCTACTATTGCTTTAGCAACAGATGGAACCGTCTGGACTTGGGGCAACAACTATAGAGGATTTTTAGGAAATAACACAGCCACTTCTAAATCAACACCCGTACAAGTAGGCTCTGCAACAAACTGGAGTAAGGTTTCTGCTGGATACTATCATGCTGTTGCTATGACAAATGACGGATCGCTTTGGGTGTGGGGACATGGCGGTTATGGACAATTAGGTCAAAATACGGCTGTAAATGCCAGTTCCCCAGTGCAGATAGCCGGTATATGGTACGATGCAACAGGTGCAACACAAAATACTTGGGCTATAAAATCCAACAATACATTGTGGGCATGTGGTAGCAACAGTAGCAACCAACAGCCAATTTCTGGCGCTGCAAATATCAGCAGTATAACTCAAGTTTCTGGTTCTTCTCAGTATTTGAATTTTGTTCCTGTAAACGATAACGCATTTGGCGGTATAGCAAGTATTTCAACTAGCTTACTTTCAACACCAACGCCAACTCCTTCCCCAACACCGGCAGCTTTTGAAAGCTGGTATTTCTGGGGACAGAGCAACAATGGTCAAATGGCTTATGATAGCACAAACACGGTATTAAATTTATACAACTATTATCCAACTAGTGTTTATGATAATTTATACACTGGGACTGCTACAGTATTCATTAAGAAAGACGGCACCATGTGGGGAGCTGGTCTAAATACCACCGGCGGCTTAGGAATCAACGATATCATAAATCGTTCCAGCATGGTCCAGATAGGTTCTGGATATACAAGTGCAGCGATAGGACTAGCACAAAATTATTTCCTTAAACCTGACGGCACATTATGGGCATCTGGCACCAACAGTTCTGGTCAATTGGGCATAAATTCAGCAGTGAATGTTAGCAGTCTGGTGCAAGAATCGCTAGGTAAAACTGACTGGGCTATGGTATCCACTGGCAATGGTGGCGCAGCAGCAATAGATACTTCAGGACGATTATGGACAGTAGGAAGTGCCAATAATGGCGCTCTAGGAAACAATACAGGCACCGGCAACAAATCTAGTTTCATACAAATTGGTGCAGATACAACTTGGTCTACGGTTTCCTACGGCAATGCCAGATGTGCAGCACTAAAGACAGATGGAACCATATGGTCATGGGGATCGAATAGTCAGGGTTCATTAGGTACTGGAGATGCTGCGTCCCGAAGCAGTCCAACACAAATTGGCATAGGAACCACATGGACTAAATGTATGATAGGTTATGGCGTAGTAGCACTTAAGAATGATGGTTCCATCTGGGGTTGTGGAAATAACAGTAGTGGACAGCTAGGAACAAACGATGTTTTGTCTAAAAGTTCTTTAGTTCAAGTTGGCGCATCTTTTGTCGAAATAGGAGCAAACTCTTCTAACATATTCGGAATTAAAAGCGACAACACACTTTGGGGCACTGGAACTGCAACAGCATTATTGTCTGCCAGCCCAGTCAACGTCAGCAGTATAATCATGGTCAACAATACTGTTGCGTGGACTAGTTTTGCACCGGGTCAAATGAATTCTATTGTTATGGCGGCTAAGGGAACAGGCGGTATTTTGCCCACGCCAACTTTAACATCAAGTCCAACTCCGACACCAACTCCTAGTGCGACACCACAAGGTTCAAACTGGTGGGTATGGAGCAGCAATACAGTTGGAAATCTTGGTAACAATACAACTACTAGTATTGGAGCTTTGAATTTATTTTATCCTTCAAACCAATATGATGATGTTTCCCAAGGTACTGTTGGTGTGTTTGATAAAAGTGACGGAACATACTGGCATGTCGGAGCAAACACAGGTGGTCAATTAGGTCTTGGAACTATTACAAATATAAGTTCGCCAGTTCAAGTGACTGGCGTAAATTATATTACATATACCAACGGAAGTAGTAGTGGTTTTAGAATTCTCACTAATGGCACATTATGGGGTTCAGGCACTGCAAGCAACGGAGTTTTGGGAATTAATCGCACGACAGCCACTAGTTCACCAATTCAAGAATCGTTAGGCAAAACGGATTGGGTTAAAGTTGCTTCAACGGGTTCAAACACAATTGCCTTAGATTCTTCAGGAAGAATTTGGACAACTGGGTTTGGAACAAATGGTGCATTAGGCATAAATTTAGCAGTAACCGTCAGCACATTCACACAAGTTGGTTCTAATACAAACTGGTCCGATATTAGAGCAGGCACAGCCAACTTAGCAGCCAAAAAGACTGATGGTACTTGGTGGGTTTGGGGAATAAATTCAACAGGTCAATTGGGAAGAGGTAATTCAATAAATGTAAGTTCGCCTGTTCAATTCCTTTCTGATAAGACATTCAGTAAAGTCCTATTGGGCAATACTGCTACTTTTGGATTGACCACTACTGGGGAAATTTTCGGGACTGGAAGTGGAACAACTGGATATTTAGGCAACAACAGTGTTGTTAATGTTTCAAGTCCTGTGTTAATGCCCGGTGGTCCTTGGATTGATTTAATGCCAACCATGGGATCGGCATTATATATGATTAAGAATAACAACACATTGTGGGCAACAGGTAACATCAACGGTAATCCAAGCTTAAACGCTACTCTTGTTAACGTGAGCAGTCCAATACAAATTGATGCAACGAAAACTTGGACTAAATTCCCAACATTACCGTTCAATAATTCAGGCGGTATTGCGGCTTTTGCAGTTGAGGGAGCAACACCGACACCTTCGCCAAGTGCTTCACCAGCGCCTACTGCAACTCCAGCACCTACCTTTGGTCCTTTGAGTTGTCCTTATGGAGCACAAACATTCTCTGCTAGTGCTCCAACAGCCTTAACAATTCCAAATGGAGGCGATTATGCTATGGGCACCGGAGACTTTACTGTTGAATGGTGGCAAAATGCAACGGCTGGCTGGACTACTTTTGGATATGGTTTAAATCAATATGTATTTTCTGTCAATGACAATCAATTTGCATTCTCAGAATATCTAGAACCACCATATATTGATCCACAGATTGTAAGCTGGGTTTTCTATGCAAATGGAACTGCTTATACTCTTTACACATACAATTATGTTTTTGGTGGAACAAGTCTTTATGGCAACTGGTTGCATATTGCTGTGGTTAGAGCTTCTGGTGTGGTAACTCTTTACATAAACGGTATAGCCCAAGGAACCGCCACAGTTACAGATAATATCACAGACACGTCAACATTGTACGTTGGTGACTTTACTACACATGATTCTTTTGGTTACTATAACTACAACGGTTTGATTACAAACTTCAGAATTGTTAAGGGAACAGCAATTTACACCAGTAATTTCAGTGTGCCATCTGCTCCGTTGACAAATGTTAGCGGTTGCAAGTTGCTAATGCAAGTCAACAGTTCTGGAACGCTGCTTACTGACTCTAGTAGTGCAGCCAAGACCGTAACAAATAGTTTAGGAACCGTAACTTACACAAGTTGCTAAAAAGGTGAAATATGGAACAGTTTAAATGCTCATGTTGGAAATGTGGATGGGAAAGAACATCCACTAATGGTCAAGCGTCTTTCAACGATTTGACACCTGCACCTTCCGCTGACCCGAATAATCCGGCTGTGCTGAAAAGGTACAGGTGTCCTTCGTGTGATCGAATTGTAAGAGCTATGCCAGTTACTTCGTAAATTCAACCCAAATCGACAGGTCTGGCAGCAGATCGAATGTTTCTGCAAGGATTTGCTTGTTGCCTTCATTGAAGTTGCAACGCTTAACCTTGAATCCAGCTTCTTCACCAATCTTCTTGAGGCTCACACCGTCATAAGCAATTCGGTGTCCCTCAAATAACAATGACCAGAACTTGAATGATTGACAAGCATTCTTTGCAGAAACAACATTAATCTCGTCAAACATGCCCAACTGATTATTTTTATAATAATTTGTAATTCTTTCTGCGTCCGGAACTGAAACCCTCATAACAGCACCGGGCTTCATTACCCTGTAACACTCCTGAAGGAATTTCAACCCTTCTTCCCAAGTCAGGTGCTCAAGCATATGACAAGACGCAATAAGATCAACAGTATCATTTCCGAGTCGCATTGGTTGTCGCGCATCCATATGAACAAACTTGTATTGGTATCTGTCAGCCCATTGTCCAAGCTGAACAACATCCATGTTTAGCCAGCCATGATGATACATCGTGGTAAAGCTGCCAATATTCAGCTTAAGTTTTTCATCACCAGCAGGAATGGCAGTGGAAATAATTCCTTTTTCCATGTCTTCCTTGTCGCAAACAACTTGTGTCTTAGGTGCTCTTTCATCCCACCAAGCCTTGTCATGTAGACTACAGTGAGTCTGGTCAAATCCATCGTCATTTTCACCGAAATCGATTCCATGTATGCCGCGTTCACTCACACGGTCAATCTCTGCCAAAACTTTTGGAATAAATTCTTCTGGAATGTGCTCCATTACAGCTATGCTGTAACAAAGGTCGAATTCCTTATCCTTAAAGGGCCAAGGGAAGGTGCAAACATCAAATTCAAGTACCGAATCGGTGACCCTAGTAAGATGGCAGTGCTTGGAAATTTCAACCCCCTTAGCGGGGATTCCGGCCTGTTCAAATCTACGAACTAAGTAACCTCTGGCAGCACCGACTTCTAATACTGACTTTGGATTAAGCTCCATCAGCTTATTGAATGTTACCCAGTGTACTGGGTAGTCCCAATAACCCTCGTAGGCATATCCGCCTACCTTGCCACCACCATTAAAATAATGCTGGTCGAATAATGATTTGCGTTCTTCACTAGATTGTTCTGCCACAGCTTTCCCCTTTTTTGCTTCAATCATCATATCAGTTTTTAAATCCCCCCAAGGGAGCACGGTCACTTGGTCAAAACCTACTTCAGACAACAATCTGATTGCGTATTTTGGATTCAAACTGTTTTTGTGAGTATTATCTTCGTAATCTTGATCACCAAAAATTATACAGGAACAGAGATCGTCCCATTCATCATGTTCCAGAACCCACTCCATTTGTCTTTCAGTATTTGCCGTAATAAATACCGCGACTCCACCATCATTTAATATTCTATAGCATTCTTCCATAAATTTCTTGACTTTACGCCAAGAAATATGTTCAATACAAAACTTACTAAAAATACCATCGTATTCTTTATCTTGGATTGGCAAAGGTTCATCAAAATCAGCAACAATGTCAACATTTGGAGCTTCTCTGACATCTAAATTAGGTCGAAATACTGGAACAGTACCTCCTCCCAATTCTATAACTTTCATTTCCTTAGTAAATGGAAGAGTGAAACCATTCATGAAAGTAACTCCTTCCATATTTTGATGTAGCAATCTTTAACCTTATCCCAAGTGTATCTTTGAACATTGGTAGCACAATTTTTTGCCATAAAATCAAATGTTTCTTTATTATTTTTCAAATAATCTATCGCGTTCATAATCTGACGCGGATCTTTTTTCTTAACAATGATACCGCAGTCATTTACTGTATCAGCACCACCAGCACCGTCACTTGCAATCACGGGCCTATGACAATTCATAGCTTCTAAAATTTCTATACCAAATCCCTCAGTTACACTAGGCTGTACGTAAACATTACAACTGTTGTAAAATTTCTCAATAGATTTCACATAACCAAGGATGTTGACGTGTCCTTTTGTCATTCTTCTTATATAAGGTAACATACCAACACTTTGTGAACCCGCGAGTTGCAGAACTGCGTCTTTATAACCCAATTCCTCCCAAGCTCTTAAAAGGTAAATTAGTCCCTTATCGGGACCTATTTGACCAAGGTATCCAACAGTAAAAGTTTTTGGATATTTATCTGGCCTCATGGGGTAGCATCCGTGTGGAACTACCTCGATTGGATTTGCACATCCAAAACCTTCCATGACAGACTTGCTATGGTAGGAAGGACAGATGATTTTATCTGCTATTTTGTAAGAGTGTAAATATTTGGCAAAAAGTTCTGGATCAGTTAAATGGGGCAATTCATAATTTATGCCATATAGCGCAAATTCTTCTTTGCTAAGTTTTACGTCATGAGCTGCCGCAGTGTAGGTAATTTTTACGCCAGCATCTTTAAGTCTTTGTGAAAATCTAGGAAATGTTCCAGAATAAAAATGTGCTAATTTAACACCAGTCAAATCAATTTCTGGAATAGCGTTTTCAGTTGCAAAAGGGTCTTGTTGTGGCGGAGGATTGACTACAGTAACAGGACCAACTTGAGCAAGGGCTTCGAGTTCATGCTTGGTTACATGACCGCCGCCAGTCTCAACACCGATACGATCTGCAGTTACGTATAGTAACATTTATTACCACCCACCTGTTTCGACAGCTTCCTTGCAAAGATTTTCGTACTGAGCAATCATTCTGGCATAACTGAATTGTGAAGCCCACTCTCTGCAATCATTCCTCTTTAAACCAGATACAGCGTCGGTCTTTATAAGTTCTTCGATTTCTGCTTCGCTCTTGACTAGGAAACCGGTTTCTCCATGCTTTACAGTTTCGCGCATAGCTCCGTTATCCCATGCAATTACGGGCATACCACAAAGCTGTGCTTCAACAGGTGCCAATCCAAATGGCTCTCTGAAAACCTTATTTGGATGCAACAATGCTTTGTTTGTATTGAACCATGCTGCGCACTCTGTTCTATTTTGTGGTCCAACATATCGTAGTCTTGGATTTAAAGCACAGTTACTCTTTAGTTCTAGTGCCAATTGTGGTTCGCCGGTAAACTTATCATCACCAACCATATCTAGTCCTACGCCACACTTGATCGCAGATTGTTGAGCTATTTGAGGACCCTTGATAGTACTCATGCGTGCCAAGAACAAATATCTATCGTTGCGCTTTTTACCTTCATCCTTATAAAAATCAACATCCACACCGTTGTAAGCCACTCTGGCTTCTCTCTTAAGGTGATCTCTACATCCATTTGCTTGGTCTTGGCTTATGCAAACTAAACAAGGCTTTTCGACTGGAGGAGGCGAATTGTACATGGTATGTACTGGTGCATGAAGTACTCCAAGGACAGGTGCCTTCAAAACACCTTCTACCTTAAGCATGTATGACCACTTTTCCCAACTGTGATCAATAACCACATCAAAATTAGGAAGTTTAGCCCAATATCCGCTGTATGCTTGCTTTTCAGCTTCACCTAAAGTAGTGCCATGCATAAGCGCATCAGTCTTTGACTCTTTCGGGGCGACCAGCATAACTTCATGTCCTCTGGCTTTAAGGCCATTAGCACAAAGCCAGCTAACCATTTCCAATCCCGCGTAGCCGGATGGAGGACAAGAGATAACAGTCGTTGAAACTACACAAATTTTCACAGCTTTAGCTCCAAAGGTTTGAGTTGACCGCCGAAACTTTCAGATAAACCAACATGGCGGCACTTTACGCTGGTATCACAGAATACCTTCATGCCATTCTTGCGTAGATGGCGAATATAGGTAAAATCTTCAGAAGTTCTTTCATTTGCTGGCAAGTCTGGTTTATCACATCGCCATTCAAACCATCGGCAATCCTTGCTTACAGGCGGCATGTTTGTAAGTGTATCTCTGTGTATTAGCAAGCATCCTGATCCAACCAAATCACATTCAACCAATGCGTTATCTGTATATTGTGTAATCCAATCATATCCAGTTTTATCTTCTTTTTCTTTCAGCATTACAGGCACAAGAGGCGAAGCTCTGCGATAATACAGGCCACTAACTATAGGAAGTTTGTGGGCCATCAACCTATGAATGGTATCAGGAGGCACCAAAAGATCGTCATCCAAAAAGAATAGCCATTCCCAACCAAGCTCCAATACTTTTTGGCAACCGGTATTTCTAGCATGATCGAACGGCATGCCAGAAACGAAGGTATATGTGCCGGGAATCTGTAGATTCCTGAAGTTCATCGCCCAAGTTGTTGTAACTAATTCTCTGGTTAAGGTGCAAACTAATACTCTATTTTGATTTACGATTTCCCAAGATCCAGCCATTGAAGAACCTTTTCTATAAAGAGATTTATAGCATAAAATAGTATGGACGGAATAATTATATCCAAAAAGAAAATAATAATCAAATTCTTGCTAAATATTTTAAGAAGGATTTGTAATAGTAAAAAAATTAAAGGTTTATGTATGTAATTTTATACATATTTTATAACCTTAATTACTTGTTTATTTTGTAAATTTAGGAGAATGTATGGCGGATTTAAATCAGTGGCAGGCAGCCCAGAATGTAAACATAGTTGGACAAAGCGGCGCAGCAGTTGTCACTGACATTATTTCCGGCAATCCGCAAGGACTTGTTGTACGTAATATTCCTACTAGCGGTCTTACTCAGCCAGTAGCAGAAACACCTGAATCTTCAAACTATTTTGCTCCAACATCTTACAACAGTAGCGATTATGAAAGTTTTGGTGTGGCAAAAACTAGCGCGGGAAATTTATTTGGTTTTTGTGGATATAACGCAAGTGAACAATACATGTTTTTGCAAGTCCATAATTCTGATTCAATTCCTCAGAGCGGCGATAGCCCCACAGTAATATTAAGTTGTCCTCCCTGTAACAACTTCTTCTGGGATGGAGGAAAGTTTGGAATTTATTTTTCCAGCGGCTTGACGTGGACTGCCAGTACAACAGGGAATATTTATACACCACAAACAGTATATAGTGGTAGTGTTTGGGTGAACGTTTTCTACAAATAATAGGATAGAGTATGGCAGTAACCTCAATGAATTGCGGCTTTCAAATAATTCTCTCCAGTGGTTCTATCCAGTCTGGGCAGATTGGAAATGCCGCCGTAAATAGCGGAAATATCGCCTCAGGACAAATCGGCGCAGACCATTTAGCCAGCGGTCTACTAGGGCAGCTAAGTTTATCTTCTGGGGACGTTACTAGCGGCTATTTAGGCAACGCGTCAGTTGTAAGTGGAAGTATCGGCAGTGGTCAAATTGGCGGATTCCATATTCAGAGTGGATTTATTTATCCGGGTAGTAATGTATCAATTACAGTAGATTCAAACAATAATTACCAAATTAACGCCACCGTAAGCGGTGGTGTTGCTGTTAATCCTCTCACATTTTCTAGTGGTTTAGCTTTAAACAGCGGTAGTTTCTTTGACGGATCTCAATCCATGATAGCAGGTATCGCTTCTGGCGGTATCACTGCAAATCTGATTGGCAGCGGCGCTGTCACAACAAATGCTATTGCTAGTGGCTCGGTTACTTTAGAATCTTTAGCCAGCGGCGTACAGTCTTCATTTGTGATTGGTTCTGGAAGTGTTACAAGCGGTACATTAGCGCCAAGCGCAGTAACTAGCGGCACAATAGCCTCAGGATCAGTATCCTCACAAGATATTGCTAGCGGCTTAGTTTATGCTGGGGCAAATGTTACTGTTTTTATTGATGGACAAAACCGATACCAAGTAAGTGCAACTCCAAGTGGTTCACTTTCAGTTCTTCCTTTGAATGTAGGAAGCGGCTTAATTTTAACTAGCGGTACATTCTTTGATGGATCCTCAGTCAATGCCATAGGCATAGCCAGCGGCGGAGTTGTAAGCGGAAGCATTGGAAATGATGCCGTATTGAGCGGCAATATCGCCTCAGGCCAAATTACAACACAACACTTTGCTTCTGGTGTTCTCCAGTCCTTCTTTTTGACATCTGGTGATGTTACAAGCGGATTTATAGGAGATGGTGCAGTTGTCAGTGGAAGCGTGGCAAGCGGCGCACTTGGATACGTTCATTTAAACAGCGGATTCGTATTCCAAGCTGATTTACTAGTAACTCTAAATAGCGGCAAAACATTTGGAAGGTATGATAGTGGTGACACTATTCCTGCATCAGGTTTGAGCCCTTTACAAGTTATAGAATTGGCGCTGAATGAACCGCTCCCACCTTTGGTTTCTGGTTATAGTGCCACTGTAATACAATTTAATCAACAGTCTATAAGTAATGTACTAAATTTCAATTATAGCTTCCCAGTGAGCGGTGTTGCTGTTTCAAGTTGTGATTTAAGCTGGAGAAGAAATAATTCAGGACCGTGGACAAATTTGACAAATGCCATAGCAAATCCTTTGAATTACACTCACACAACAACTAACACAGCTTTTAATGTTCAGCCATTCAATTACAGGTATACAGTAACTGATACTGCTGCAAATTCTACTATACAGTATGTTAATATAACTCCTCAATCTTATGACCCGCCCACCATGGATCTTTCTGTTATTGCCAACAGTTTATTTGGGCCTGAAAGTAATTTGGTTAGGGAAACAGGTAATACAAATAGCATTTTGAGTGGAACAATAACAAGGAATGAAACCTTCGTAAATCTTCAAACAATAACATTACAATACTTGCTAAGTGGCACTTGGGTTGATGGGTATGGCCCAATAAATATTTCTGGATCGGCCACATATACAACTCCCGCGCAGTCTGTAAATGATAGTGCGTTAGGTTATGCGAGTGGAACAGCTTACAGAATACATTACACTGACATTTATACTAGCGGCAATTCTTCTCCAACAAATGTGGAATTCCATAATGTAATTTGGTATGGCCCAAGTAGTATAATTCCATCAAATTCAGCACAAATTAGAGCTTTGTCTGGAGCGATATTTGATAATGGGATAAATCCATTTAACCTCAACACCGGAACAACTGATAACAACTTTGCAGTAGCGATGCCATCAGGACAAGTTTTGGCTTTGGCATTAGACATTACAGCTGCCAGCTCTGATGTAACAGCTAGCTACAGCGGCAATCCATTCAGCGTGGACAACGCCGCTGCGCTTGCTACTCCATATAACGTTTACACCATGACGAATGCTATTCCGTACAACACGGACCACATTCAGCAAATCTATAGAAGTTGATAAGGAAGAACTATGTCATTAACACCCGGTTTACAATTACCATACGGAATCCAACCAGTAAATCCTGTTCCTGTTGATGCATGGTCAGGACCTTATACTGGTGCAAGCTTAAGCGCTGCAGTAGCTGCCGCCAATGCTTCGATTCCTTCAGCCGTAAGATTTCAATCCTTGCAAGTACGCCTTATTGTAGGCGGAACATCTTACCTTTATTGGTATAAAGATGGCATAACAGATTTAGATTTAGTGCCTGTAGTTGTAGGCTTGCTTTCTGGGCAAGTAACTAGTGGATATTTGGGTGATAATTCTGTCACCAGTGGCAATATTGCTTCAGGGCAAGTCGGACAATTTCATATTAGCAGCGGAACAATCAACTCTGGACAAATTGGTGATAATGCCGTTGTAAGTGGAAATATAGCAAGCGGAACAGTTGGAGAGTTTGAGTTAAGCAGTGGCGCTGTTCACAGAGAACAAATAGCCCTAAATGCTGTTAACAACGAACATCTTGCCGATAATGCTGTCACAAGCGGAAAAATTGCTTCTGGTCAGATAGGACAGTTTCATTTAAGTAGCGGCGCAGTCAATAGTGGTCAAATTGGTGACAATGCAGTCCTTAGTGGAAACATTGGTTCAGGCCAAATCGGCGCTTATCATATTGCTTCTGGTGTAATTAACAGTGAATTGATTGCTTCCGGCGCAGTTGGACCAGAAGAAATAGCCAATGATGCTGTTGTTTCTGGCAAAATAGCATCCGGCGTGGTAGGTTGGTTCAACCTTTCAAGCGGTGCTATTCTTAGCGGCACCATAGGAGACGCTGCTGTAACATCTGGGAATATCGCCTCAGGCGTTATCACCAGCGTAAACCTAAGCAGCGGATTAGTGGGTAGCGGACATATAGCTGATGGCGCTGTAAATAGTGGCAATATATCTTCGGGTCAGATCGGCCAATTCCATTTAAGCAGCGGAACAGTTAACTCTGGTCAGATCGGTGATAATGCCGTATTAAGCGGAAACATTGGTTCCGGTCAAATCGGCGCTTACCACATTGCTTCTGGTGTAATTAACAGCGAACTTATTGCCTCTGGCGCGGTTGGCCCAGAAGAAATTGCTAATGACGCAGTTGTCTCTGGTAAAATAGCATCCGGAGTAGTTGGTTGGTTTAATATTTCCAGCGGAGCAATTCTTAGTGGAAATGTTGGAAATGATGCCATCACAAGTGGAAATGTCGCGAGCGGACAAATTGGATTGGATCATCTTGCAAGCGGAGTTTATGAACTATTTACAATTTCATCTGGCGAGATTGTAAGTGGTTTAATTGGAAACTCAGCAGTCAATAGTGGAAATATAGCGTCTGGACAAGTTGGTCAATATCATTTAAGTGTTGGTGCTGTAAACTCAGGACAAATCGCAGACAATTCAGTACTTAGCGGCAACATTGCTAGCGGACAAGTTGGTCAGTATCACCTAAGTAGCGGTGCTGTTAATTCGGGGCAACTTGCTGACAATTCAGTTGTAAGCGGCAGCATTGCTTCCGGACAAGTGCATCTATTTGCCTTGTCTAGTGGCGCTGTAATGTCCGGACAACTAGGGGATCAATCTGTAAATTCTGGAACAGTATCAAGCGGACAATTAGGCAGTGTGCATATTGCTTCTGGCAGTATTTACGGATTTAATATCGCCGCAAACACAATCACAAACGAAAATATCGTAAATGACACATTTAGCATCAACAGCACACTAATATCTCTTGGTGGTTCTTATACGTTAAGCGCATTACAGGTAGCAAGTGGTCTACTTGGTGGCCCATACAATGGCAGCAGCGGCGCTCTCATTGGAATAGCAAGCGGTGGCATCGTAGCTCAAATGATTGGCTCTGGCGCAATCGTAAGCGGAGCACTAGCCAGCGGCGCAATATATAGCGACAGCATATCAAGCGGCTCTATTACCAGCGGCAAGATATCTGACGGGGCTGTCACCAGCGGTTCAATTGCAAGCGGACAAATTGGTAATGCACATATTGCCAGCGGAGCAATTCTAAGTGGTCAAATAGGAAATAATGCGGTTGTAAGTGGAAATATCGCTTCTGGCCAAATTAGCACATCCGATTTATCAAGTGGCGCAGTCAATAGCGGACAGCTTGGAAATGGTGCAGTAAATAGCGGCAACATTGGCTCCGGACAAATCGGTGCAATGCACCTCGCTTCCGGTGTTATCAATAGTGAATTGATTGCTTCTGGCGCAGTAGGACCTGAAGAAATTGCGGATAACGCGATCATAAGTGGCAAGCTTACAAGCGGTGTAGTTGCTTGGTTTAATATGGCGTCTGGCGCAATCCTTAGCGGATCTGTCGGAAATGATGCAATTACAAGTGGAAACATTGCCTCTGGACAGATTGGATTAAATCATCTTGCTTCAGGCATATTAGATTTATTCACCATTTCTTCTGGAGAAATTGTTAGTGGCCTAATAGGCGACTCTGCTGTCAATAGTGGCAACATAGCTTCTGGACAAGTCGGCCAATTCCATCTAAGTAGCGGCGCTGTTAATAGCGGACAAATTGGCGATTTTGCCATAGTTAGTGGCAATATCGCATCCGGCGTAATCACCAGTGTAAACCTTAGCAGCGGACTTGTTGGAAGCGGTCATATTGGCGATGGAGCGGTACTAAGTGGAAGCGTTGCATCTGGCCAAATTGGTCAATTCCATTTAAGTAGTGGCGTTGTTAATTCTGGACAAATAGGCAATGATGCAGTCGTATCTGGAAGCATTGCCTCCGGTCAAGTGGGACTAGACCACTTAGCCAGCGGGCTTTATGAGCTATTCACAATTTCATCTGGTGAAATCGTAAGTGGTTTGATTGGCGATGCAGCAGTTAATTCTGGAAATATAGCTTCTGGACAGGTTGGTCAATTCCACCTAAGCAGTGGGGCTGTTAATAGTGGCCAAGTTGGCGATTCAGCTATAGTATCTGGCAATATTGCCTCTGGTGTAATCAACAGCGTAAACCTTAGCAGCGGCCTTGTAGGAAGCGGTCATATTGGCGATGGAGCAGTACTAAGTGGTAGTATTGCCTCCGGTCAAATTGGTCAATTCCATCTAAGTAGCGGTGCTGTTAATAGTGGACAACTCGGTAATGATGCGGTTGTATCTGGAAGTATCGCTTCTGGCCAAATCGGAACCTATCATATTGCTTCCGGTAGCATTACAAGTGAATTAATCGCATCTGGAACAGTCATTGCCGTTGATATTGCTGACGATGCGGTTGTCAGCGGCAAAATCGCCAGCGGAGCAGTAGCATGGTTTAACCTTAGTAGCGGAACGGTAAACTCAGGGAATATAGGAAACGAAGCTGTAACATCTGGCAATATTGCTTCAGGACAAGTAGGAGTAGATCATCTTGCAAGTGGTGTGCTTGCTTCAATTATAATTGAATCTGGCAAAGTAACCAGCGGAATGCTTGGTGATGGCGCAGTAAATTCTGGAAATATAGCAAGTGGTCAAATTGGCGAGCACCATATCGCTTCTGGCGCGATAATAAGCGGCGCACTTGGAAATGATGTAGTAATCAGCGGAAAGATTGCTAGTGGTCAAATTGGCTGGTTTAATCTTGCCAGCGGCGCTATTGTAAGCGGTGGTTTGGGTAATGAATCAGTAGTTTCAGGATCAATAGCAAGCGGAGCAATTGGTTCAACTCACATTTCTTCTGGCGGTGTTGATTTTTATAACTTAGCCCCTGATTCGGTCAGAAGCGGAACAATTGCTAGCGGAGCAATTTCAGCTGACAATTTAGGTAGCGGCACAATTTCTAGCGGCAAGATTGCTGACGGTGCTGTACTAAGCGGAAGCATTGCATCTGGACAAATAGGAACTGATCATATATCTTCTGGCAGCATTACAAGTTTGCTACTAGCCGATGATTCTATCGTAAGCGGCAAATTAGCATCAGGTGTTGTTGCTTGGTTTAACATGTCTTCTGGCGCAATACTTAGCGGCAATGTTGGAAACGATGCAATCACAAGTGGCAACATCGCTTCTGGCCAAGTAGGATTAGATCATTTAGCCAGTGGATTATACGAACTATTCACAATTTCTTCTGGCGAAATTGTAAGCGGACTTATCGGTGACGCAGCAGTCAATAGTGGAAATGTTGCTAGTGGGAGCATTGGCTCTGTTCACCTAGCTAGCGGCACAAGCTTGTCCATGCTTAATGTTGTGCCGCAAGCAAATAGCGGTTTCTACTATATTCCAGTATTAAGCAATAATAGTGGTGCAGTTGACGCATTTAGTGTAGTAGAATTCGGTTTAAATCCTGCAATCTCCTTGTTAACATTGCCCACATCTGGAGCAGGGTCAAACTTTAACATCTGGGCAGGACCTGCTCAAAACAATACAATTATTGGTCAATATGATGCAGTTTCAACTAGTCCAAATGTTGAAAGATCAGTAATTATCGGGCCTACAACTGCAGGCGCTATAACGAGCGGGGCTAATTTAATTGCTATAGGTGTTGGCGCAATGCAAGCGGCAACAGAAGCAGTTGGGTCTATAGCTCTTGGCGAAAACACCTTGCAGTATGGTGGCGGATATAATGTAGCAATCGGCCATAACGCATTGTCAGATGTAAGCGGTCAACTTAATGTAGCAATAGGCACAAACGCATTAACACAGTTAAAAGCCGGCATGAACAATGTCGCCGTTGGAAGCAGTGCTGGTTCCAGCTTGCTAAGTGGATACAGCAACATTTATCTTCTAGGAGATACTGGTGCTGTAAGTGGTGAAGCAATATTCGAGATTGCTATCGGTGGAATCGGTCTTGGTCAAAACAATACTACTATTGGCTGGAATCAAACCACCACTAATGCGACAATTTATGGCTTGACAAATTTACCACAAGGTTTGGAAGTAGTTATGTCTGGCAACGTAAATGCCAGCATAAACGCAAGTGGTATTATCAACGGCACCTTAGCTGACGGAATAGTTACAAGTGGCAGTATTGGCTCTGGTCAAATCGGAGCTTATCACTTAGCTTCTGGTGTAATTAATTCAGAACTAATTGCTTCCGGTGCAGTAGGACCAGAGGAGATTGGCGATAACGCAATCATAAGTGGCAAGCTAGCCTCTGGAGTTGTTGCTTGGTTCAACATGGCCTCTGGCGCTATTCTCAGTGGCTCCGTTGGAAATGAAGCAATTACATCTGGCAACATAGGATCAGGCCAGATTGGCGCATATCATTTAGCTTCTGGTGTAATCAACTCAGAACTAATTGCTTCAGGCGCAGTAGGACCAGAAGAGATTGGCGATAACGCAATAATCAGTGGCAAGTTGGCCTCTGGAGTTGTTGCTTGGTTCAACATGGCTTCTGGAGCTATTCTCAGTGGCTCCGTTGGAAACGAAGCAATTACTAGCGGAAACATAGGTAGTGGCCAAATCGGTGCTTATCACTTGGCTTCTGGTGTAATTAATAGTGAACTAATTGCATCCGGCGCAGTAGGACCTGAGGAAATTGCCGACAACGCAATTATAAGCGGCAAGCTTGCAAGCGGCGTAGTTGCTTGGTTCAATATGGCGTCTGGCGCAATCAATAGCGGCAACCTTGCAAATGAATCAGTTACAAGCGGTAACATAGCCAGCGGTAGCATAGGCGGTGTACACATACAATCTGGCGGATTGACAGGCGAAGATATCGCTGCGGCAACTATTCAAAATAACAATTTAGTAAACAGCACAATTACTTTAAACGGAAGCATCACAGCACTCGGCGGCTCTTACACCATTTCCACTTTAACATTCGGAAGCGGTTTGCAAGGCGGTCCATATAACGGTTCTAGCGGTGCAACCGTTGGAATAGCAAGTGGCGGTGTCACATCGGGAATGTTAGCAGACGGCTCTGTAGTATCAAATACTATTGCAAGCGGTCAGGTTGGACAATTTAACTTAAGTAGTGGCGCTGTAAATTCAGGTCAAATTGGAAATAATGCAGTCGTTAGCGGCAGTATTGCATCAGGACAAATTGGTCTAGACCACTTAGCAAGTGGAGTAGCAAATCTCTTTACAATTCAATCCGGCGAAATAGTAAGCGGATTGATTGGCGACGGTGCTGTGAACAGCGGCAATATTGCAAGTGGGCAAGTAGGCACCGATCATATAGCAAGCGGAAATATCACAAGCTTGTTGCTTGCAAACGATGTAATTGTAAGTGGCAAAATTTCTTCCGGTGCAGTCGCTTGGTTCAACTTATCTTCTGGAACTGTTAACAGTGGAAATATTGGTAACGCGGCTGTACTTAGTGGAAATGTAGCATCCGGTCAAATTGGATACTACCACCTAGCTAGCGGAACACAGTTCACTGTAAATAATGCGTCTAATAACAGAATTATGACCAGCATAGATGCCTCTTCGGCAGAAGCTGAGTCCAATTTGACCTTTGACGGAACAACACTAAGTGTTATTTCGACAAGCGGTCAATCAAATATATTTACCCTCAATGGTGTATCTGGAAATCTTGTAACAGTTACAGATACCAGCACCAATGTTGGTAATAACGTCCTGACAGTTAATGCTCCGAATAGTGGACAATTTGCATTTAGCTCGTATGGTTATTTGCAAGTTAATTCGGCAGTTTTAACTGGCCAAAATGCCAATGTTACCGTGTATCAAATCCCCGATACGGTAAGCACTTCAGCATTCTTCGACTATAGCATAGTCGAAGCTGGTGGAGCACGGCGTGCTGGAACGGTAATGGTTGTTTGGGATTCGACAGCCAATACTGCAGCTTTCAATGATGTGTCCACAACGGATCTAGGAGGACCAACAACAGACCTTCAGTTTGTTGCCTCCGTGACGCCTTCGGACTATCTAGAACTGGTTGCTAATATCGCAGGAGGATCTTGGGATATTAGACTTTCGGTGCGTTTAACACCGTAAAAGAATTTTGGTTCATTTTATCATAAATATGGTTAAGTAATATTTTTAAGGAGCATTTCGATGGTAGCTAATAATCAATTGGTTTCAAGAACAGGTATAGTCATTACAAGTGGCTATACATTTAATGGTGTGCTAGCTGACGGATTAGTCAACAGTGGCACAATCAATTCCGGTCAGATTGGTCAGTTTCACCTAAGCAGCGGAGCAGTCAATTCCGGACAAATTGGTGACAACGCTATCGTCGGAGGAAGCATAGCTTCTGGCACTATTACAGGATTCAACTTAGCATCAGGAACAGTTGCTAATGTTAATCTTGTTGACCCCACCATGACCCTAGCTGGTAGTTCTACTGCCCTAGGTGGAAGCTGGGACCCTGCCGCTCTAACCACATCAAGTGGCTTGCTTGCCGGAACCTACTATCCTTCTGGTGCCCTAACAATAGGAATCGCTTCTGGCGGTATCTCAAGCGAACTTCTTGCTGACGGATCAGTCGTTAGCGGCAAGCTGGGCTCAGCAGCTGTTACAACTTCTAATCTATCAAGCGGTGTAGTCACCAGCGGTTATATTGGTGATTCAGCCGTTCTTAGCGGCAACATTGGTTCCGGCCAGATTGGTTCAATCCATTTCGCCAGCGGTACTGTCGAAGGTCTTATCGGTTCTGGAAGCGTTCAAAGTGGCGATCTTGGCCTTGGCGCTGTTAACAACGAGAACATTGCTTCCGGAACTGTTGCCAATGACAAACTAGTAAACAGCGCAATAACAATTGCCGGGTCAAGCACTGCTCTTGGCAGTAGCTGGGCTGCTGAAGGATTAACATTTGGAGACGGTCTTGCTTCAGGTATCTACTATCCTTCTGGAGCGCTAACAGTTCAAGTTGCCTCTGGCGGAATCATAACAGATATGATTGCGGATTTGGCAGTTACCAATGACAAGCTTGGCGGAACATCTGTTACTTCCGACAAAATTGCAGACTATGCAGTTGTTAGCGGCAAACTAGCAAGCGGCGCAGTCAGCAACCTTGACATTGCCTCTGGCAGCATTGGCAATGATAGGCTAATGTTCCCCAGCATTAATATTGCTGGATCTGATACTACTCTTGGTGGTAACTGGATTGCTGAAGGAGTTACATTTGCAAGTGGTCTTTCCGAGCTAACTTACTATCCCTCAGGATCGGCAGTTGTCGGCATCGCTTCTGGCGGTGTGATTACCAATATGATTGGTGATAACGTGGTCACCAGCGGCAAACTAGGCGCTGGTGCAGTAAACACTGACAACATTGCTAGCGGAGCAGTTGCTTCTGGCAATCTAGCAAATGGCGCAGTAAACACAGAAAACCTTACTGACGGTGCAGTTGTAAGCGGCAAGCTTGCTAATGATTCTGTTAACACCCTCAACATAACTGACGGCGCAGTTGTGTCTGGCAAGCTAGGGACTGGTGCTGTAACTACAAGCAATCTATCGAGTGGTGTAGTCACCAGTGGTTATATTGGTGACCAAGCCGTTCTAAGCGGAAATATTGGTTCTGGACAAATTGGCGCTATACACTTTGCTAGTGGCACGGTAGAAGGCCTAATTGGTTCTGGTAGTGTAACTAGTGGCGATCTTGGAATTGGTGCTGTCAATAACGAGAACATTGCCTCGGGCACTATTGCTAATGATAAACTAGCAAACAACAGCCTCACCATCGGTGGAGCTACAGCGGCCCTAGGTTCTGGAGTTGAATATTCATCTTTAAGTACTTCTAGCGGTTTGCTTAGTGCAACTTATTATCCATCTGGCGCTCTTACCATTGGCATCGCTTCTGGCGGTATCTCAAGCGAACTTCTTGCCGATGGTTCAGTAGTAAGCGGCAAGCTCGGCACAGATTCAGTAAACAGTGCAAACATAACTGATGCAGCAGTTGTGAGCGGCAAGCTTGCAACTGACAGTGTTGCAGCCGCTAACATTGGTGCTGGCGAAGTCGTAAGTGGCAAACTAGCTACTGACTCTGTTAATACAGCCAACATCACTGATGCAGCAGTAGTATCCGGCAAACTTGCAACTGACAGTGTTGCAGCCGCTAATATTGGAGCTGGCGAAGTTGTAAGTGGCAAACTAGCTACCGACTCTGTCAACACCGCCAACATTACAGACGCAGCCGTAGTTTCCGGCAAGCTAGCAGCAAATTCAGTAGCAGCAGGCAACATCGGTGCAGGCGAAGTTGTAAGTGGCAAACTCGCAACTGATTCAGTCAATACAGCCAATATTACAGATGCAGCCGTAGTCAGCGGTAAACTAGCAGCAAACAGTGTTGCAGCAGGCAATATTGGTGCAGGTGAAGTTGTAAGCGGCAAACTAGCAACTGACTCTGTCAACACTGCAAATATTACCGACGCCGCAGTAGTTTCTGGCAAGCTAGGAACTGGTGCTGTAACTACAAGCAATCTATCAAGTGGTGTAGTCACCAGCGGTTACATTGGTGATTCAGCCGTTCTAAGCGGCAACATTGGTTCTGGTCAAATAGGTATAATCCACCTCGCAAGTGGTACTGTAGAGGGCTTGATCGGTTCTGGCAGCATTGGTAGCGGCGATTTAGCAATTGGCGCTGTAAACAATGAGAATATTGCAAGTGGAACAATAGCCAACGATAAGCTTGCAAATAACAGCCTCACCATCGGTGGTGCTACAGCTGCTCTAGGTTCTGGGGTTGCCTACGAAGCTCTTACTATAGGAGCTGGTTTATTTGGAGGCACCTACTATCCTTCCGGCGCAGTCACGATTAGCATCGCATCTGGCGGTGTACTTTCGGACATGATTTATGACGCAGCAGTTGTTAGCGGCAAGCTCGGCACAGACTCAGTAAACAGTGCAAACATAACTGCCGCAGCAGTAGTTTCTGGTAAGCTTGCAGCAAACAGCGTTGCAGCAAGTAATATTGGTGCTGGAGAAGTTACAAGCGGCAAGCTTGCTAATGACTCTGTCAATACTGCAAATATTACTGACAACGCAGTAGTTAGTGGCAAGATTGCTTCCGGTTCTCTTGAATTCGTTAACATTGCTGGCACAACAGTTTCCGGCCAACTTGGTCTGAATGTTGTAACTTCTGCAAACATCGATGACGCAGCAGTAGTTTCCGGTAAGCTTGCAGCAAACTCCGTTGCAGCAAGTAACATCGGCGCAGGCGAAGTTGTAAGCGGTAAGCTTGCTAACGACTCGGTCAACACAGCAAACATTACTGACAATGCAGTAGTCAGCGGCAAGATTGCTTCGGGATCTCTCGAATTTGTCAACATCGCAGGCACTACAGTTTCTGGCCAACTCGGCTTGAATGTTGTAACTTCTGCAAACATTGATGACGCAGCCGTAGTTTCCGGTAAGCTTGCAGCAAACTCCGTTGCAGCTAGTAACATTGGTGCAGGCGAAGTTGTAAGCGGTAAACTCGCAACCGATTCGGTCAATACTGCAAACATTACAGATGCAGCAGTAGTTTCTGGCAAGCTAGCAGCTAACAGCGTTGCAGCAGGAAACATTGGTGCAGGCGAGGTTGTAAGTGGTAAGCTCGCAACTGACTCTGTAAACACAGCCAATATTACCGATGCAGCAGTTGTATCTGGCAAACTAGCAGCAAACAGCGTTGCAGCAGGCAACATTGGTGCTGGTGAAGTTGTTAGTGGCAAACTCGCAACTGACTCTGTTAACACAGCTAATATTACAGACGCAGCAGTTGTGTCTGGCAAGCTAGGTACTGGTGCTGTAACTACAAGCAATCTATCCAGTGGTGTAGTCACCAGTGGCTATATTGGTGATTCGGCTGTTCTAAGCGGAAACATAGGTTCTGGCCAAGTTGGACTAGTCCATCTTGCTAGCGGCACTGTAGATGCTCTTATCACAAGCGGTGTAATAGTGAGCGGCGACCTTGGTATCGGCGCTGTAAACAACCTCAATATTGCTAGCGGCACAATCAGCCAAGACAAGTTTGCTTCTGGAGCATTCTTTGTTCTAGATAATCCTGCTGATAACAGAATCGTTACAAGCTTGGCTTCTGGAACTAATAGTGCTACCGCTGAAACAAACCTTACATTTAACGGTGGGGCATTAGCCTTCACTGGTGTAAGCGGAACAGTCTTTGCAGCACAAGACCTAACTCTAACAAGTGGTAACTTGCTAAATGTTTACAGTGGTACATTCACAGTAAGCAGCTACGGTTATACGCAGAACACTGCTTCTAGCTTTGCTGGACAGACTGCTTCCTTTGCTGCCTTCACACTTCCTGACACCTTAGCAACTGGCGCATTCTTCGAGTATGTCGCAATTGACACTGCAACTGGCGCTCGCAGAGCAGGAAATGTTACCTGCGTATGGAACGCCGGGACAAATGGTGTTGAGTACCTTGAGACATCAACTATGGATTTAGGAGGAAGCACAACAGGTCTAATATTCAGCGCAGCAATTGCATCTGATGTTTTGACCTTGACCGCAAACATCACTGCTGGCACATGGACAATTAAGTTGTCCGCCAGAGTAATTGAATAATAACAATACTGAACTGATATATGAAGGTAACCAGATAGGAATATAGGGAAAACTATGAGTCACGAATTAAAAGCTATAACTGGTCTATTCGTACCGAGCGGTTCATTGATCCAAGGGACCTTAGCTTCCGGCACGGTTACTTCAGGTAGTATTGGCGCTGGTGCCGTTGTTAACGGCAACATCGCTTCAGGACAGGTTGGGACATTTCAGATAGCCTCTGGAGCAATAACGGGAAACCTTATTGCTTCAGGGGCTGTCGCCTCTGTTGACTTAGCAGATAATTCTGTAGTCAGCGGCAAAATCGCAAGTGGTTCAGTATCGTGGTTTACTCTTGGAAGCGGAGTTGTTAATTCTGGTAATCTCGGAGTAAATTCTGTAGTAAGTGGCAATATAGCAAGTGGTGCGGTGGGTCTTTTCGGCTTGGCTTCTGGCGTTGTTGTTTCTGGTATAATTGGAAATAATGCAGTAAATAGCGGGAATATTTCGAGTGGTGCAGTTGGATTATATCAGCTTGGTGTAGCTTCTGGTACAGTAGAGGGAAAACAACTTACACTAGATGCCGATACCGGCATGTTAACTTGGCAAAGTCCACAGACAACAGTAGCCCGTGTGAAAAATGGCACAGCTGCTATTATTTCAGGTCTAGCTGTTGTTTACATTTCTGGTGGTGCTGGCGCAAATCCTTTTGTTGCACCAGCCCAAGCGAATGCGGACTTAACCTCCTTAGCCACTTTCGGAGTAGCGGCTGCCAATATAGGAGCTAATGCCGAGGGAACTGTTGTAACTCAAGGCATTTTAACAAATGTAAATACAAGTGCTTTCAATGACGGCGATGTACTATTCTTAAGCCCAACTGTTGCAGGAGCAGTCACAAATGTAAAACCCCAAGCTCCTGACCACCTTGTTCTTATTGGCTATGTAACTAACGCAGCAAATAATGGCACAATTGAAGTTGCAATTCAAAACGGATATGAAATCGAAGAACTGCATGATGTAAAAATATTATCCGGTAGTTTGCAGTCCGGACAAATTCTACAATATAGCTCAGGCGTTTGGTGGAATCAAAACTTTGTTGCGGGCTCAACAAATCTAGGTAGCGGCTCTGTCACATCTGGTGCTATCGCTTCTGGCCAAGTAGGACCTAGTGCTTTGGCTAGTGGTGTAATTGCAGGACTTATCGTTAGTGGTTCAGTACAAAGTGGCGATTTAGGTACTGGGGCAGTAAACAATATAAATATTTCTAGTGGTACGATTTCCAATGACAAGCTTGTAAATAACTCAATTACCATAGATGGCTCTTCCACTGCGCTAGGCGGCAGCTACTCTTCGCAGGCACTTACTACTTCTAGCGGACTGTTGGCCGGTACTTACTACCCATCTGGTTCTATTACAATAGGTATTGCCTCTGGCGGAATAGTAGCACAAATGATGGGCAGTGGTTCAATAACTGCCAATGCTATTGCGTCAGGTCAGGTTGGCCCAAATGCTTTGGCCAGTGGCGCTATTGCTGGACTTATTGCAAGTGGAGCTATTGGCAGTGGAGACTTGGGAATAGGCGCTGTAAATAATGAGAATATAACCTCTGGAACGGTTGCAAATGATAAGTTGGCAAATAGCACCGTAACAATCGCAGGTTCAAGTACTGCTCTTGGAGGTTCTTGGGCTGCAGAAAGCCTTACGGCAGCCAGTGGGCTATCAGCAGTTACCTATTATCCTTCCGGAGCAGCAGTCATAGGAATAGCTTCCGGTGGTGTTATTGCTCAGATGCTTGCAAATGGTTCTGTAACATCAGGGGCAATTGCTTCTGGGCAAGTTGGCCCAAATGCATTGGCTAGCGGCGTAATTGCAGGCTTAATAGTAAGCGGATCGGTACAAAGTGGCGATTTAGGACTTGGCGCTGTCAACAACGAAAATATTGCCAGTGGCACTATAGCTAATGACAAACTCGCAAATAACTCAATTACTATTGATGGCGCTTTAACTGCTCTAGGCGGAACGCGCAGCTCATTAGCCCTGACAACATCTAGCGGCTTACTTGCCGGTACATATTATCCATCTGGAGCCTTGACAATTGGCATAGCTTCCGGTGGCATCACCAGTCAGTTGCTTGCCGATGGGGCTGTAAACACTAATGATATTGCTTCTGGCGCAGTAGGAACAAATCAAATAGCATCTGGAGCGGTTACTGGCACTAATATTGCCGCGACCACAGTTGCAAATACAAATTTAGTAAACAGCACAGTTACGATTGCGGGTTCTTCCACTGCACTTGGCGCTTCTTGGGCAGCAGCCGCTCTTACGACAAGTAGCGGATTACTTGCTGGAACATATTATCCTTCTGGTGCGCTGACAATTGGAATTGCATCTGGCGGCATAGTTGCCCAAATGATGGGCAGCGGTTCGGTCACAAGCAACGCAATTGCATCTGGCCAAGTAGGAACATTTGCACTAGCCAGCGGTTTAATAACAGGATTGATTGTCAGCGGTTCAGTACAAAGTGGAGACCTTGGTCTTGGTGCTGTAAATAATGAAAACATAGCTTCTGGAACTGTTGCTAATGACAAATTGACAAATAGCACAGTCACAATTGCCGGTTCAAGTACTGCTCTTGGAGGTTCTTGGGCGGCAGCAGCATTAACTACCGCAAGCGGCTTGCTTGCCGGCACATACTATCCATCTGGCGCGCTCACCATTGGCATAGCATCTGGTGGAATTACAAGCCAAATGCTTGCCGATGCATCTGTTACAACAAATGACATTGCTTCTGGTGCAGTAGGAACGAATCAAATAGCTTCAGGGGCAGTAACCGGAACCAACATTGCTGCAACAACCGTTGCAAATACAAATTTAGTAAACAGCGCAATTACAATAGCTGGTTCTTCTACATCTTTAGGTGGAACTTGGGCAGCCGCTGCACTCACAACAAGTAGCGGATTACTTGCCGGCACATATTATCCATCAGGTTCGCTTACAATCGGAATTGCTTCCGGCGGCATAGTTGCACAAATGATGGGAAGCGGATCGGTAAATAGCAACGCAATTGCTTCAGGACAGGTAGGGCCTTTTGCGTTGGCTAGTGGCGTAGTTGCCGGGTTAATTGGAAGTGGTTCAGTACAAAGCGGAGACCTTGGTCTTGGTGCTGTCAATAATGAAAATATTTCAAGTGGAACTGTTGCTAATGACAAATTGACAAATAGCACAGTCACAATTGCCGGTTCAAGTACTGCTCTAGGTGGCACTTGGGCAGCCCAAAGTCTAACAGCAGCCAGTGGCTTATCAGCCGTTACTTATTATCCCTCTGGAGCAGCTGTCATAGGAATTGCATCAGGTGGCGTATCATCTGGAATGCTTGCTAATGGATCAGTAGTTAGTGGCTCTATAGGTTCTGGTCAAATTGGACAGTTCCACTTAGCTAGCGGTGCCGCTAATTTGCTTCTCACTAGTGGAATAGTAGTGAGCGGCATGGTTGGAAATGCTGCTGTTACTAGTGGTAGCATTGCCAGTGGCTCTATCGGACAAATGCACCTCAGCCAGCTTTTGATTCCCAAAATGCAAGCTCCCGGCAGACTTTCACTCTATAGTGGTGCTCCTGTTGTAAGCGGCGGATACATAAGCGGCGCAAACAAATTATACTACAATCCTTACAACGGAAGTACTATATCTCTGTTCGATGGCGTTTCATGGTTAGAATATGAAATTAATCAGCCAGTCATGCTAGATTTGAATACTGGCTTGCAATCCGGAACCATGTATGACATTTTCATGTTTGGAAATGCCGGAATATCTGGTTCACCATCTTTAGCAGCGGTCAACTGGACAAGTGGCGGAAACAGAGCGCCAATAGTATATCAAAATGGAATACCTTTAAGCCAATTTACAGGCGGAAGATATTTAGGAACTATTAGAACAACAACAAGTTCTACGTCTGAAGATAGTCCATACAGAAGATTTGTATGGAACTATGATAACAGAATTACAAATACTTTATATTACACTGACAGCACTCAGCACACTTACAACAGTCCTACACCTAGAGTGTGGAACCTGAATTCCGGTTCACGACTTGAATTTATACAGGGCGTAGCTGGCATAGGTGCGTCTACCTCATGTTTTGTAGCCAGCTACGTGACTCCCGGTGCAACTAGTATTTGCAGCTTTGAGAGTGACGGAGTCTTCAGCGGAACTAACTACAATGTTTTCAATACATTTACTGGTTTGTTCTGGTCACAAAGCATGCTAATGGTAGGAAATTGCAATGAAGGATATAATTACCTCCAATTGATGGAATCATGCCAGAGTGGAACAGTAACGAATGTGTCTATGACTTTAACAGGGACAATAGAGGTTTAAAAAATGGCTGTATATACACTACAACAGTTCAACGATGCGGTCGCTGCGGTTTGCCCAATTACGGGTGTAACAGTAAGTGGCAATGGCGTGTTGGGATATTTCCCAGCCGCTGGAGCTACATCAGGACAGCTTTCTGCTGCTAATGGCGTTGTTGCTACTTACAGCGGACAAGTAACAAGCGGAACACCTCAAGGACCAGTTGCTTCTGGCAGCTTCAATGCGGCCATTTTGTTCAGCGGCACAGTCGTATCTCCAAACATGGGAAGCGGCTCAATCTTATCAAATTCAATTGGTTCTGGTGCTGTTACTTCTCCAAAATTAGACGTTGGTGCTGTAGGCGCAAACGCCATCGCATCTGGTGCAATTACTAGCGGTAAATTAGCAGATAACGCCGTTTTCGGCAACATGGTTGCCTCTGGTGCAATTACAGCAAATAAACTTGGCATTGCATCAGTAATGAATTTAAATTTGAGCAGTGGTTCAATTACTAATGACAAGCTGGTTAATAGCACTGTCACTATTGCTGGTTCATCTACAGCATTGGGTGGTTCTTGGGCTGCACAAAGCTTGACAGCTGCCAGCGGATTGTCATCGGTAACTTATTATCCTTCCGGCACAGCCATATTTGGAATTGCATCTGGCGGCATCGTTGCTCAAATGATGGGCAGTGGTTCAGTAACTACAAATGCTATAGCTAGCGGATCTATCACGGCAAATCTTTTGGCAAGCGGAGCTGTAACCGACATTGTTGGAAGTGGTTCTGTGACAAGTGGCGATGTCGGCATCGGCGCAATTAACAACTTGAATATTGCTTCAGGCACAATAAGCAACGATAAATTAGTAAACAGCGCGGTTACAATTAACGGAGCTTCCACAGCACTTGGAGGTTCTTACAATAATTCTACACTTACTTTAGGCGCGGGATTAGCCGGTGGTTCCTACAACGGTTCTGGTGCTGTAACAGCAAGTGTTGCTTCGGGCGGAATTACTAGCCAGATGTTGGCAGATTCTGCAGTTGCATCTGGTGATGTCGCTATTGGAGCAATAAATAACCAAAACATAGCTTCTGGCACAGTTGCAAATGACAAATTAACAAATAATTCAGTAACAATTGCAGGAAGTTCTACAGCATTAGGTGGAAGCTGGGCAGCACAAAGCCTAGTTCATGCTAGCGGTCTTTCCGCTGTAACTTATTATCCCTCTGGCTCGGCTGTAGTAGGTATTGCTTCTGGCGGTATCGTTGCTCAAATGATGGGTAGTGGATCTGTAACTGCCAATGCTATTGCTAGCGGTTCAGTTACTGCCGACGCCTTGGCTAGCGGTGCTATTTCGGCGATAGTTGGAAGTGGCGCAATCACTAGCGGAGACTTAGGACTTGGCGCAGTAAATAATTTAAATGTTGCATCAGGAACTCTGTCAAACGACAAGCTTGTAAATAGCAGCGTTACAATCGCTGGATCTTCTACAGCTTTAGGTGGGTCTTGGGCTGCTTCCGCTCTAACAACTGCATCTGGATTGCTTGCCGGAACTTATTATCCATCAGGTTCACTGACAATTGGAATTGCTTCCGGAGGCATTACTAGCGAGCTTCTCGCTGATGGCTCAGTAAATACAAACGATATTGCTTCCGGTGCAGTCGGAACAAATCAAATAGCATCCGGTGCTATTACTGGCACATCCATATCATCTGGAGCTATTACAGGTGCAAATATTGCTTCTGGCACTATTACAGGAAGTAAGCTAGCTGCCGCAACGGTACAAAACGCTAATCTCGCAAATTCATCTATAAACATAGCTGCTCTAAATGTGCCACTAGGCGGGTCTTGGACTCCACAAGCCTTAACCACCGCTAGCGGTTTGCTGGCTGGAACATTTTATGTAAGTGGTGCGCTAACCATTGGTATAGCTTCTGGCGGAATTACAAGTCAGCTAATAGCCGATGGGGCTGTTAATACAAATGACATTGCTTCTGGAGCAGTTGGAACTAACCAAATTGCATCAGGTGCTGTCACCGGAACAAACATAGCCGCAACAACTGTTGCTAATGCAAACCTCGTCAACAGCGCTGTAACTATCGCTGGTTCCTCAACGAGCTTGGGCGGTTCTTGGGCAGCTCAATCCTTGGTACATGCTAGCGGTCTTTCTGCTGTAACCTATTACCCATCCGGTTCTGCTGTAGTTGGCATTGCTTCCGGTGGCATAGTTGCCCAAATGATGGGCAGCGGGTCAGTCACTGCCAACGCAATCGCAAGCGGTTCGGTTACTGCCGATGCTCTTGCTAGTGGCGCAATATCCGCCATCGTTGGCAGCGGTGCAATTACTAGTGGCGACTTAGGAATTGGCGCTGTCAACAATCTGAATATTGCTTCAGGCACCGTAGCCAATGACAAACTTGCAAATAGTACAGTAACCATTGCAGGTTCCAGCACCTCCCTAGGTGGTAGCTGGGCTGCAGCAGCACTTACAACAGCTAGCGGATTGGCCGCAGGAACATATTACCCGTCAGGCGCTTTGACAATAGGCATTGCTACTAACGGAGTAGTCACAGCTATGATTGCTTCTGGTGCAGTGGGGACTAATCAAATTGCTTCAGGTGCTGTCACCGGAACAAATATAGCAGCAACAACTGTTGCCAATGCAAACCTCGTTAACAGCGCTGTAACTATCGCTGGTTCCTCAACGAGCTTGGGCGGTTCTTGGGCAGCTGCAGCACTTACAACATCTAGCGGATTGCTTGCTGGCACATATTATCCATCAGGCGCACTGACTATAGGATTAGCTTCCGGCGGAATTACAAGCCAATTGATTGCTGACGGTGCTGTTGGAACAAACGAGCTTGCCACAAGTGCAGTGACTAATGACAAAATTACAAGTGGTACTGTTGCTAATGACAAACTTGCTAATAGCAGCGTAACCATAGCAGGCTCCTCTACTGCTCTAGGCGGTAGCTGGGCAGCCCAAAGTTTGACGGCAGCAAGCGGTCTTTCATCAGTTACTTACTATCCTTCTGGATCGGCTGTAATTGGAATAGCTTCTGGCGGAATCGTTGCACAGATGATGGGTAGCGGTTCTGTCACCACAAATGCAATTGCTAGCGGTTCTGTCACCACAAATGCATTAGCAAGCGGAGCAATTTCAGCAATCGTTGGAAGCGGAGCAATTACTAGCGGCGATTTAGGAATCGCAACTGTGAATAACTTAAACATAGTAAGTGGAACCATAAGCAACGATAAACTTGTAAATAGCTCAATCACTATCAATGGTGCATCAACAGCACTAGGTGGAAGTTATGCTAACGCTGCCTTGACACTGGGCACTGGTCTCACAGGTGGTTCATATAATGGTTCAGGTGCAGTCACTGCAGCTATCGCTTCGGGCGGTATTACAAACGAAATGATTGCAGACAATGCAATCACTACAAATGACATAGCTTCTGGTCAAGTAACTGGAGCCAAGATTGCTGCAACCACAGTGGCAAATGCTAATTTGGTCAATAGCGCAGTCACAATTGCAGGTTCTTCCACTGCACTAGGTGGTAGCTGGGCCGCAGCAGCTTTAACTACCGCAAGCGGACTAGCAGCAGGAACTTATTATCCTTCAGGCGCTCTTACCATAGGAATTGCAACAGCTGGCGTAGTAAATGCGATGATTGCTAGTGGAGCGGTCACAGGCACAAGCATAGCCGCTTCAACTGTAGCAAATGCGAACTTAGTAAATAGTGCTGTAACAATTGCAGGTTCTTCAACATCCTTGGGTGGTTCTTGGGCTGCTCAAGCACTTACAACTGCCAGTGGTTTATTGGCAGGAACTTACTATCCATCTGGAGCACTCACTATTGGTTTAGCATCCGGTGGAATTACAAGTCAATTAATTGCAGATGGGGCCGTTGGAACAAACGAGCTTGCCACAAGTGCAGTAACTAACGACAAAATTACAAGCGGAACTGTTGCTAATGACAAACTTGCAAACAGCACAGTCACAATCGCTGGCTCGTCTACTGCCTTAGGTGGAAGCTGGGCTGCACAAAGTCTAACTGCCGCAAGCGGTTTATCTGCTGTAACATATTATCCTTCCGGAGCGGCTGTTATAGGCATCGCTTCTGGTGGAATTATAGCACAAATGATGGGTAGTGGTTCTGTAACTGCTAATGCAATCGCTAGCGGTTCGGTTACTGCAAATGCACTAGCTAGCGGAGCAATATCAGCCATAGTTGGTAGTGGTGCAATTACCAGTGGAGATTTGGGAATTGGTGCAATTAATAATCTAAACATATCCAGCGGAACAATTAGCAACGATAAGCTTGCAAATAGCTCTATTACAATTAACGGCGCTTCAACAGCGCTTGGTGGCAGCTATGCAAATGCCGCTCTAACACTTGGAACTGGCTTAACTGGTGGTTCATACAATGGATCAGGTGCCGTAACTGCAGCTATAGCTTCCGGTGGCATAACAGGAGAAATGATTGCTGACAACGCAATCACAACAAATGATATTGCGTCGGGACAGGTTACAGGAGCCAAGATTGCCGCAAGCACTGTGGCAAATGCAAATCTTGCAAACAGCACAATTACAATCGCTGGATCTTCTACCGCCTTAGGCGCAAGCTGGGCAGCAGCAGCCCTAACAACTTCTAGCGGCTTGACTGCTGGTACTTACTATCCTTCAGGCGCTCTTACCATAGGGATTGCATCTGGCGGCATCGTTGCCCAAATGATGGGAAGTGGATCAGTTCTATCGGGTGCAATTGGCTCAGGGCAAATTGGGCCAAATCATTTATCTTCCGGAATTAGCGTTACCACTGCCACAAAAATAAGTATAGAGGGAACAAACGCCAGCGGTCTATATCCTGTAGTATTTACAAGTGGCATCGCTAGTAGCAACCAAGCCTATTCATGCTCTGGACTATTTTACAATCCGGCACTCAGAAGCCTTGATATAGTTTGTTATTTGAGCGGCGGTACAACCGGTGGCGTTTCAATATTCCCCGGCAACAATGGTACAGCAACGATTGTGGGTCAAAATGCAGCCAGAAACGGTGCCAGTACTGGTGCATTCAGCACTATTATTGGCAGGGATGCACTTGCAAGCGGATCATCGGAGGCCAACAGCGTTATTATAGGATATAGGGCAGCATGGGGATCACAAGGTACCGGCGATAACGTTATAATCGGCAAAGAGGCCGCAGCAAACGCTGTGGGAACTAGTTTAAGCGTTCTTATAGGTGATTCTGTTGCAAGTAGAGGATTTGGGAATGGTACTTTTGGTAACGTTGCTATCGGTGCCGCAGCTGGTACGACTGCTGATGGCGTATTAATGTATGAAAGTGTGCATGTTGGAAGGCAAGCCGGCTCAGCTGGCCCTGCATTAGCCAGCGGCACAAGTGGTGGTAGTAATATTTACTTAGGCGCATATACCATGCGTGGTAGCGACGGTGGTCGTTGGAACGAAATAGTAATTGGCTGCAATATGAGTGGCCTTGGTACTAACACCATCACTATGGGACGAACTGATACTGCTTCCGGTAGAATTTATGGAAATATCAACTTCCCATATGGAATTTCGTTCCCATCCGGCGGTATCACATCAGGTGGTGTTTTCACAGCTTCCCTAGGATCTGGATTGGTCCGAAGTGGAGCTATAAGCTCTGGTCAGATAGGAATAAATCATCTCGCTGCAGGCGCATGGTCTGCCAACCAAGTCTTAGGTCAAGATGGCGCAGGCAATCTAGACTGGATTACACCAACTACAACAGTGAATAGTGGTGGAATTACTAGCGGCATGCTAGGAATTGCTTCAGTAAACAATATCAACATTGTTTCTGGAACCATAAGCAACGATAAACTTGCCAACAGTGCCGTCACAATCGCTGGTTCTTCAACATCCTTGGGTGGTTCTTGGGCCGCACAAGCTCTGATACATGCCAGTGGTCTATCTGCCGTCACTTATTATCCTTCTGGACAGGCCGTTGTTGGCATAGCATCTGGCGGAATCGTAGGAGAAATGATTGCCGACAACGCAATCACAACAAATGATATTGCATCGGGACAAGTGACAGGCGCTAAAATTGCCGCTACCACTGTAGCAAATGCAAATCTCGTAAACAGTGCTGTTACAATAGCCGGTTCTTCTACGGCACTTGGTGCAAGCTGGGCCGCAGCAGCCCTAACAACAGCCAGTGGTCTTCTAGCCGGCACATACTATCCATCAGGTGCTCTGACCATCGGCATAGCCTCTGGCGGAATTACGAGCGAACTAATTGCAGATAATGCGGTTGGAACTAATGAAATTAGTAACGGATCAGTTACTAATGCCAAATTGCAAAATAGCGCAGTCACGATTGCTGGCTCATCTACTTCTCTCGGCGGTAGCTGGGCGGCTCAAGCTCTTACAACAGCAAGCGGACTAGCAGCAGGAACATACTATCCATCAGGCGCTTTGACGATAGGTATTGCTACAGCCGGTGTTGTAACTGCCATGATTGCTTCTGGCGCAGTTGGTAGCAACCAAATAGCTTCTGGCGCTGTCGGCGAACTACAGATGTCCAACACAGTTGCCAACAAGACAATTATTGGCGATATTCAGACAATAAGTGCCCAAACAGGCGCTTACACGTTAGCATCTGGTGACGCCGGTAAACTAATTACAGTTAATGCAGCTGGCGCAACCATAGTCACAATACCAACAAACGCTACTGTACCTTTTGCGGTTGGATCACACATCGACTTCATTCAGCTTGGTGCTGGACAGGTCACAATTAGCGGCAATACTGGTGTAACCATAAATTACACTCCCGGCAACAAGCTTAGAACCCAATACGCTGGTGCTTCTGTAATCAAGATTGCCACAGATACTTGGTGTTTAGTTGGCGATATTTCAACATAATTAACTATATTATGGTAATTCGTAGGAGAAAGCGGTAGATTTAAAATGCGTAGAGTAATGATATATTCGAGGCCTCAATTCACCTCTACCCCTACGCCCACAGCTTCTCCTACGCCATCGCCTTCTCCATCTGCAACACCTGAACCAACGCCAGTTGCCTTAAATGCATTTTTGTACGGTTGGGGCGGCAACGGATACGGCCAACTTGGAAATAACACTTCTACTGATACCAGATTTGCTGTGCAAACTGTGATGTCATCCAATTTCTGGAATACAGTTTCTGATACTATTGACGGCAGCACATATGCAATTAAGACCGATCTAAGCATGTGGACATTTGGCTACAACGCATACGGTCAATTGGGCGACAATACAACTACAGTCAGAAGTTCTCCAGTACAAGTAACGGGAAGCAACACCAACTGGGTAAACGTTAACGGCGGATTAAATCACGTTATTGGCATTAAGACGGACGGCACTTTATGGACTTGGGGTCAGCTGTGGGAAATAGCAAATGCTGGCCAAACCCATACTTTAGGTCTTGCAGCAAACAATACTCTATGGGCATGGGGCGGAAACGCCTACGGGGAACTTGGTACATCATCTACTAACAGTGCTTTAACGCCTGTACAGATTGGTACATCTACGGCTTGGAAGTATATAACAGCTGGATTCCAGAATTCTTATGCTGTTAAAACAGATGGTTCACTGTGGGGCTGGGGCAGAAACAATCTTGGCCAGCTTGGTCAAAACAATGTAACCAACCTTAGCAGCATGGTTCAGATTGGGACTGGCAACTGGGTAAGCATAGCTGCCGGCGGTGGTTTTATGCTAGGCGTTAAAAATGATGGCACTATGTGGTCAGTTGGCGATAATACTTTTGGACAGTTGGGAATTGGATCTAGTACAACTGCATTTAGTAGCATAACACAAGTTACCGTTGGATCTACATCTTGGTCTAGCGTGAGCGCAGGTTATCAATTCGGCGTTGCGTTGCAGAAAAATGGCACGATATGGACATTTGGAAGAAACCTCTATAGTGCTTTGGGCAATATTGCAAGTTTTGGTTCTACCAGCATAAACACACCAGAACAAGTAACTACTACAGGCCTTTCATGGGTTTCAGTGGTTGCAGGCGGATATCATGTAAGTGCCCTAACATTAAGCACTCCTATACCAACAAGCAGTCCTGCTCCAACACAGGTTCCTACCGCTACAGCTACACCAGCTCCAACATCGAGTCCGGCTCCCACTCCATCTGTTACGCCAGTGCCAACAGCAAGTGCAACTCCTGCTCCATCTGCAAGTGCAACACCAGCACCAACTGCAAGCCGTACACCAACACCAACGGCAAGCCCTGTTCCTACGAATACAGCAACACCGGCTCCAACCGCAAGTGTTACACCGAATCCGACACCGTCGCCGACTTCATTGCCTGCTCCAAGTCCAACTATAGATCCTACTGGCACTACCGTAGAATTGTGCTTTACAGACGCAGTGACAAGAGTAAATGGCGATATTGGAGCAATTACCTTCTCAGGATTTAATCCTGCATATGGCACCCTATCTGTTGCCTCATATAATTCCGGCAGCGGTACCTCATGTCTGATTTATGGTTTGAATCGACCTGCATACAGTGATGAAACAGCTATTACTATATCTTATGATTCATCTAACTGCTATCTTGCAAGGCTAAGTCCTTATCAATGTTTGCCGACCTACAACCTTGTGCCTGTAAATAATACCTCTACCAAGGCACCACCCACACCTACACCAACGCCGTCAAGAAGTCCTTCTCCGACACCATCGAGAAGTCCTTCGCCAACTCCTTCGCCTTCGCCATCTGCAAGTGCGGCAGCTACGGCCACACCAACGCCTTCACCATCTGCTACAGGTGGCAGCCCAACTCCCACACCTACAGGATTCGCAGGCTGCTACTCGCAAGATGCTACCGGACTAATGGATGTAACAGCAACTACATATGGATTTGACTTTAGCAACCAGTTTACCAAGGGAAGTTCTACATTCTTATTTACGGTACTTGCTGATTGCAATGATATAACATTTACAGTGTTTGTCGATAATCAGAGTGGCACTGGTGATGTTAAGATAGTTGCGCCAAACGGTGCTGAAACTTTAGTTGGAACTGGCACTACTGGATGCCAGCACTTTACAGGCGTCCAACAGGGAGAAACTGTAGCCGTAGGTAAAGGCACAGCCGGTGCTACATACGGCGCTGGTACAGTCACAGGCTACATAGTAACTGGCGGCGGTTGTTAATTACTAAAAACATACTATAATTCTTTATAAAGGAGAAATAGTATGTTTTTTCATTTAGAAGCATTTCATGATAATGCAAAACAATTTTGTGAAATTATCTCGAAGTTAAATTTTGTTGATAATACTTTCGGTCAAGAAGTTAAAAATTTCAATCATAAGCCTGAAGAATTAGCACAAGCTTTGAGCCATATTCTTGGCCGCCAACTTATTCACGCGGAAGAATCAGGCGTATATAGAAAACCTTTGCCTTTTATTCATTTCGAAAATTGGAATCCTCAAAGTGCTTTTAACGCGGCTATAGCTCTTGAAGATACCAAATTCTTCACTTACAGACATAAAGAAACTAATGTCTATAACGTATTGCAAATGCCTGATAAGAATTTGGACATGGATCAGTTTATAAAAGATAATTCACAAAACTTTGACAATTGGGAAATTATAGCCGATATCAATCTAAAACAGGGAGATATGGTAGTTTTCCAGCCTTGGATTTGGCATAGCTTCCAAGAAGGTAATTTAATTCAAGTATTCAGTTTCAATCGCAATGATAAACCATTAATCGAGGTTCCGGAGAGCTATGAAACTCCCGATGGTATCGTCCCTCCCGCCTAACTTTAAAGAGTGCGGAGAGTGCCACAAATGCTGCGAAGGATGGGTGGGAGGAGATGCTTTTGGCGTTCCTTTTCACCCGCATAGACCATGTGCTTTTCATCAAGGAAAGTGCTTGGTTTATTCATTCAGGCCCGATGTTTGCAAGAAATTCTTCTGTGCATGGGCACAGGGACTTTTTCCAGACTGGATGCGTCCTGATTTGACTAATGTTCTCATTTCAATAGGCGATTGGAGCAAAGGTCAGTACCTTAAAATAATTTTATGTGACACACCGATGCCGCAAAATGTGGAAGAAGAGATTAAAAAGTTTATTAATTTGCATAAAACACCGTGCATGGTTCATGATAATGGGAAAACCGATTTATACGGACAGCCAGAATTTATCAAAGAATTTACTCAGTAAACCTTGCTGCAAATCCTTACTTCCTCTTCGGTTTTATCCCTGTTTACTATTGTAGACCCCTCAGAAACATCGTACGCGAACAAACCAAGTTGCACCTGAGTGTATACATCAGCGCGCATAAAAACATCAATGCTACGAGTGACGCCACTAGCTATAACATTAGCCATTAACCTTCGCGCTATAAAAGGGTCTACAGAATAAGCATGCGCCTTGTATAAACAATTTAATCCTTCCCATTTTAAATGGACCGGCACGGGTGCTATTTGTAACTTACCTTGCTGCTGTTCTTCACAGCCCAAATATATAATTGCATTTAATGCCGGATGCTCAGTAAATGGCTTTACCATAACTGCATCATGTTCTAAAATTACAATTGGTTCATCGAGTTCGATACACTTAGCCCACAATGACACATGCCCTAAAAATGCAGCTACTTCGCCATTTTTAAGAGCACTATTTGGACACTTTATCCATTTCAACCACGGTTCGTTTTCCAAGTGTTTAGGAGCAATAATTCCTTCGCCTGTGCCGTCAAAACCATTCCACAGCACGTATTTTTGTCCGACTTCTTCGCAAGATTTTACACAGCGCTTAGTCATCCTTTCGGATTGAGCGTTTCCCGGCAATGTTAAAATATAAGCCTTATCTACTTTTACGTTATAGGCGTAAGATAAACTTTCTCTCATGTTCATTCTTTGGTTTTCCTTAATTCCGGAATAGTAGTTTGGCCCGGTACATCCATCGCAAATATGCCAAAGCAAAGAAAACTGCAACGGTTCAAGCTCATCATGCAATCGGCTGAGGTGTGTATTCCTCTCTCTAACACATGTGAAACTAAATTCTTAGCAGCGCACGGATCAATACTGTAAGCGTGCGTTCTAAGTAAGTGTCTATAGTCTTTATTAAGTTGCGCATGAGGAGGAATTATACTCCAAAAGTTATTTCTAACCATCTCTTGACATCCGAGATATATAATACTATTTATGGCCATATGATGGGTAAATTTTTGCAACATTACCGCGTCATGTTCCAACGCAATTAACGGTTTATCTAATTCTATACAACGGCACCACAAGCTAAAGTGACTGAGCAAGCAACAAACTTCTTGAGGTGTCAATTCATGATTTATTTGCTTTAACCAAGAAAGCCAAGTTTTTTCCTGAGCATGCGGAGGGACAACTATTCCCTGCATCATATTTCCAGTGCCATCAAAAGCATCCCAGTATTCAGCTTTCTGGCCAACCTTTAGGCACGAATCCATACACCTTCGTGCCATTTTTTCGCTTAGATCGTGGTTTCTGATACGTATGATGTACGCATTCTCCACTTCGGGATTGTGCGACCAAGACAGAGTTTTGTTTAATACTTTCATATTAATATTTTAGGTTAAATTGATTGTAATGAGATTCCAAAAAAGATCCCAACACTTCTTTGGCTGGCCTGCTTGTTTTGCTCAAATTCTTTCTTATATCATGAAGATTTTTAAGCCCCCAAGCAGCGTCTTTTTCTTCAGCGCAATAATTATGAATATTATCAAATTGATGATCTGCAAATTCATCTATTTCTAAAAATTTATACATATTGCGCAAAACGTTTTTAGGATTTTTGATTAAATCATCATATTCAACAATGAACAAATTACTCAAGCAGTTTTTTATGCCATGGGTCATGCTATTGTAAGGGTCGGATACATAATTTTCCCAAAGTATTTTTGCGCGGTTGGCAGTATTAACAGGCAATCCTTTATTGCGCAATTCAATATCTACAAAATTATTTGGGTCAGAATTCTTTTCAATCAGTGCAATGTAGCTTGTTAAAATATCAGCTACTGGTCTATTAGTGCAAATAATTTTCGGATTAGGATCGAAGAAAATTCTTAACGGAACAATATTTTTTGGATAACCTCTATGCTTATCTAAAATGTAAGGAGTTGTTATGTTTTCATAAAAACCGGATATTAAAGCCTTATAGATATTTTTTGATATAGTATGATAATCAAATGTATATGTCTTGTTCACCATATCTAAAGCGCCATTTGTGGCGCAAAGAAGATCAAGAATTGGACTAGTTGGTGTTACTGTAAATCTTGTATCTTGACCAATAAGACTTCCTAAAAGCGTAGATCCGCTTCTCGGTAATCCAGATAAGAAGAAAACTTTTTTATTCACTTTTCAAACCTAAAGTTTTTACTACCAATTGCTTTAGTTCTGTCGCGACATCACTCCAAATTTTAGGAGTTTTTTGTCTCAACAAAGTCATGTTTTTACCAAACCAAGGAGTTTTATCATTTTTAGTGTTGAAAATGTAATAGTCTGAGCAGGGAGTAAGAACAATACACTTTTTGTTTAATGCTCCTGCTATGGTTGAACTGACTGTCGGACATGTGATTGTGAGATCGAATGAATTTATGTAGTCCGCCATATCTGACAAACTATCCAACTCTCCTGACAAATCAACTATTTCTGGATAGTTTGCTAATTCATCCATGCATTCATTTTTTTGAATACTATAGAAGGTAACATCTAGGTCTTTCAGAGCCTCGTAAATTTCGGCAAGTTTAAAGTTTCTATAACGCGGATTAGGATTGCCGGCCCACCTAAGTCCTATTTTCTTTTTGCCCTTAAGTCTCTTTTTACCAGCTTTTAAATATGGACCTGTCCATAAATCTTTTTCATTTAAAGATAAAAGTATTGGCAAATACTGTGAGTATGTCCATTTGTAATCAGCGTATTTTTCTGGATCGAATTTAGTAATTATACTAAATCCATTTTTTTCATAGAATTCTGGGAGACCTTTTCTGCCCTCTTTTTCGGCATTTTCGTAAAAGACATTGTATAGCTTTGGGTTTATCCCCATGTCTTTTAGATTATTTAAAAATCTTATGTTGATTATCTCATCGCCTAGTCCAGCCTCAAGATATACAATCAAATTTTTGCAATCAGGAGTGCCTTCCCAGAACTCTAGCGGCAATTCAGTCCTGTTATGATATCTTCCATTTCTTTCTAGTCTTTGCACTTCATCTTTAGACATTATTACATGCTTCAACCCGTCTTTGAAATTTCCATTTCTAAGTAAATGGTGCGAAATACATGCATCATATTTTATTTGTTCAAAATTATTCAAATCTTTTCTGTCTATACTTTTGAGAACTTGGTAAGATTCTTCTTTTTGATTATTGTCATATAAGCAATTGGCTTTTTCAAACAATATTGCATTTACCGCTGATGAGTCGTTGACACTTGAAAGTATTTCCAACGCTTTTTCAAAATCATTTTCAATTTTGTAAGCTTGGTACAAAATAAAATTAATTGAAGACTTTTGTTCTTCCGGCAATTCTTCTAAAGCTTTATTTCCATGAAAAATACAAGCTTGCATGTCATTTTGATTAAAAAACAGTTCAGTCAATAATGCATGCTCTAAAGGCTTGAACGCGCTTTTAGATAAAACTTTCAAAATATCGTTTAGCAATTCTTCTTCGCCGAAAATTTTAAGAGTGCGAAGAACAGCATATACATCCATTACTTAGTAATCCCTTTTTCTTTAAGAACTTCGCCTAGCTGAACCATAGCCTCGTCCCAAACGCGAGGAGATTTCTGTCGGACCAAAGTGACATTATCTCCATACCAATGTGTTTTATCTCCAACTTGGCACCACAAATAATATGCACTAATTGGCACCATAACTATTACTTCTTTGCCTTGGCTGGCAGCCATATGCGCAATGCTAGTGCAACTTGTAATTACCAAATCCAAATTGCTTATCAAAGCGAAAGTATCTTCCAAAGTTTCAAGTTTGTCTTCCAGATTAACCAGTCCGGGGAAATCCGGCAATTCTTCAATGCCGTCATGCTTTTGTAGACTATAAAAGTCTGCGTCAACGTCCTTCAAAACTTTATGCAACTGCTTCAACGGATATGAACGATGCAGGTCATGCTCATAGTGCTTGCTACCGCGCCATCGCAGTCCAATTTTGAGCTTCTTGCCTTTAAGCTTCCATTTCTTCTTGAACTCAGGAGATGCAGACAGGTATGGACCGTACCACAAATCCTTATACTGACAATTTAGATATATTGGCAGCCGCATGGACAAAGTCCAATATACATCCTTAATACCAGACTTCTTTACTTCACTCAAATCTTCAATTACTGGAATATTGTTCTTTTGCAAAATTTGAGTTAAACCAACACGATCGTTCTTGTCCCTGTCAGACTGTGTCGCGGTATACCAATAAGCGTTTATGCCTCTGTCTTTGAGATGCTTCATAAATCTGCTATTTATGATCTCATCGCCAATTCCGGCTTCGCCATACACAATCAAATTCTTACAGTCAGGACTGCCTTCCCAAAATGTAAAACCAAGTTTTTTATTTCTTTCTTGCAAAGCTTCGGCTTGCCAAAGCTTCATCTTCGCGCCTTCTAACATAAAATTACGAAGACCTTCTTGGAACCTGTCTTCGTAAAGATAGTATGTTCCTAAATTGAACTTAATTTTTATCTTGGTCTCATCATCAAGTTCATCAGCGTGATTAAACAGAGCATCTTCTAGAATATTTTTAGCTTCTGGTTTGCGTTCGAGAAGGTAAAGGCTGTATGCCTTGTCTAATGCTAAATTAACAGAAGGCGTAAATTTTTCCTGAATCTTGATATAAGCCATTGCCTTTTCAGGATAATTGCATCGGTTGTAAATGTTAATTAAATTACTTCGAAGAACATTTGTAAACTCATTGGCTGGAGATATGGCAATCGCCTTTTCTCCAGTTCTCATAGCACCATGCCAATTCTTAAGTTTAAAATAACACTTGCTTACATTTTCTAATTGAAAAAATGTGCGAGAGTTTTTCTCAAAAGCGCCTACAACTCTATCTGCCAACTCTGGTTCGCCTAGTTTTTCCAAAGTTACAATAAATGGCTCCAAATCATTTATTCCCATATTATCCTGCTGCATAGCAGGATTCATTTGCTGCTGTTGAGGCAAATTTGGGTATGGAGGAGGAGTTCTGGGGAATTGACCTTCGTTCATTTGATCACCACCATTTTCACTTCAGTGCTTCTAATTACGTTGTTGAACCTTTTGGAAATTTCTGCAAGTTCTTGGAATTTAGAATTCCTGACCATATCAAGGTAATCGTCATCCGCTTGAATGTCATGTGACAAAATTTCAAAATCAATATCTACAAGATTGGCTATGCCATTACTCTTGCCCATGAAATCTTGATACCATGAGCAATATTTCTTACTAAACTGTCGCAAAATTCCTAGGGTTATAGGCCTTTTGCAATCAATATCATCTAAGAAAGATTCGTGTCGCGGATGAACACTTCTAATTTCAATAGTTGCTCCGCTTTCACATACACGATAAATTTCTTTCAGTAGTTTTAAGAAACCATCGCCTATGTATTCCAATACGTAGTTGAGAACTACATGGTCAACAGAGTTTTCTTTGTAGGGCAACTTGCCAGATTCTAGGTCTAAAACCTTATCTGGTTCTACGGAAGAGTCCTTATCAATATTCAAAAAGCCATCAAGCTTTTTAACACCACAGCCAAGATTGAGTTTTTGCATACATAATTATATCCATACCGGAGAAATCAAATGCAAAAAAATAGTGAATATTTTGAAGGATATAAAACAGGATACAGAGAAGGAGTGCTGGTTATGTTTTTGCCAGCACTATTCGTATTTGTAAGTATGTTATTGTTTATATTTGCTTAAAGATGTAACAACCAACCACTAAGAATAAATGCCAGCCAAGTTCCGAGCGTAATTGGGAGTACATCACCATACCTAGTAATTAGATCCTCTAGCCACTTTTTCTTGTCCTCATTGCCTTCCTGAAGAAGTGTGTCCCCATCAAGTTGTACACCGCCATTAGGACCGGGAGGATTTTTGATTTTGCTACGAATGCGACCAAGCATAATTTTTGCAAATGCTAAAGCGCCGTCTTGCATAGCCTGTTGTACTCTTGTGTAGTCATTATTTTTCTGGATGTACTGAACAATAACGTGGTGAACTTTATGCGGTCTAGGGTATAGTTTAATGTGATCATACCCACCATACCACTCCCAACCACCGATATTACTTGCTATGCGGCTATATTGATACTCATATGAACTATATAATGACCACTCTCCTGCTCTGCCCCAGATAGGAGTTGTTGGATCTATCATACCACCTTGTATAGACGCATATGCGCCGCCGGGGTAAAAATATTCTATCGGGATAGCTCCGCCTAAGTCGCTACTACTAAATGCAAATGTTGGCGTAGTTTTGTAGTATACATTCCTAATCCAGCCAACTTCTGGTGGCATTTTGTAAATAGATTGACCGGGATTTGTTTTAAAAACATAGTAACGGAAGAACTCCATAGGAGCCCATTCTTCATAAATTTGGAATGCTAAGTCAACAGCTGCGTCCAGTTGTTGGTCATCTAATTCAATTGAAACAACGGGAGCTCCAAGCATTAGAAGAATGTAATCTTTAAGTTGTTGTGTAATTTTAGCTCTACCCGGTCTTGGCCCTAGTAAAGCTACATCTAAGGGGTCTGAAACGCCTAAATTGCTTTGATTACCGCAATCCAAGCTATTTGTGGTGGGCATTTTGATGTAAAGTTCGCTGGAATATCCGTTCATACTAATATATATTGACGAGGTAACAAAATGTCTAGCAAGCAGAAAATGATAGAAATTTATGAAAGTTTTGCTACCAAATTGAGCAGCAAGGTAGTGAACGAAGCCGTAGAAAATTCAGCTCCAAAAATACCTCAATTGTTGAATGATATTGATATAGATTTCGTAAATCAGTTTGACCGCAAATATTGGGCTCAGGCAATTAAAAAGCGCTACGACATGTTTTTCCATTACTTGGTGAACTTAGATAAGTTGAGAAAAAAGGTTGCAGAACATTATTTTCCTCAAAAGCTAACTGACGCGAAATCAATATTTGATGCGCCGAAATTTGCTAATCTAGTACCATTCGTTAAAAAACGAGAAATCAAAAACCAAGCAGAGGCTGCTGCCAAGGCGGAAGCTACGAGAATGTTTCCTGCTGGCGCGGAAATAAACCCCACAGTTTTAAAACACCCTATTTTTAAAGATATTTCTGCTGATGAGCGGAGCGAATTGAGACAAATTATCGATAAGATAAACAAACATTATATTGCAGATACAGATAAAGAATTCAATAATTTCGTAGTTGGATCAGAAAATAAACCTAGAGACATTCAAGCAAAAGCATTTTTGAAAGATTTGGGTAGGAGTCTTGAGGGTAGCTATGGCAAACCAGATGGATATGATTTAAACAATCCGCGACGTATGGCCATGAGCAAGGATGGTGAAAGCAAAGAATCTAGGTTTGTTACTGATGGATTTATATTCCCAACAAAAAAAGAAATAGAAGATGCAATACGCACAAAATTGAAACACATTAGTAGAGGGATAAGTATTCCAGTCGATGATGCTGACAATAAAAGGTTAGAGGGTCATGCCTTAAGAAAAGACAGAGTAACTAGCGATGAAGGAACATCGCCGCTGGAAAAACAACTGGTGCAGATGTACAAATTGCAAGCCAGACAAGAATTTGAGGCAAAAAAACAGGCAGATTCGCGTTTTAGATTTAAAGAGAGCGACATTGATAAGCGTGCTGCTAATTTAGCACGGCAAAAAATGAAGAGCTTTTCCGATGCAAAGGAGCTTGAAAATTACTTGATGACAGAAAAGGGAATTAGTCAGAAGGATTTGAAGGGATTGCAAAATCCTTTTCCAAACACAAAAATTGAAGAAATTGGCGACAAATTTAAAAACTTTATTATTCAGAGGAATAGGGCAGTTGAAATTCCACACAAAGAGATGGACGTGGTTGACATAACAGACGGAGTCAAAAATGTAAGAAAAGTTCATAATCCAATTTTGAACAAAACCATAATGTTTCGTGATGTGAAACTAGAGCATCCTTTCGAAAGAAAAGAAGATAATTTAACACTTGATACAACTAAAACAAATTTGTCAGGCAGAGGTCTAGGAGAAAAAACATTTGACCCAATTTTATTTGACAGATTGTTAGAAAGATGGAAGGCGCTGAAAAATCCTAAGGTGCCGAAATCTGCGAAAGCGGGTATAGAAAATATACTCCAGTCACACGGATTAACAAAAGAAAGTTCCGTCAATCAGATTATTGACGCAGCAAAAAGATTTTATTATCAAGAAGCAGAACCAAGCTCATATGTACAAGGCAGTGATGTTTCGTCTACCTACAGTCATCATCCTTTAAGAATGTCTGCAGAATCGAAGTTTTTCAATAGGCATCATAATCCTAGTGAATATGATAAAGTTACAGAGATTTTATTTGATAAAGGTTCAAAATATAGACCTTCTGGCAAAACCTATGATACGCTGACACTAATTGATAAGGCAATAAAAAGGTTTTTAAGGATTAAGAAAAATGATAAGCTAGGCGAGAAATTGCCAAAGATGATAATGCAAAGATCTTTTGGTGCTTTGAAAGCTTTGGCACAGGATCGCGTAATAAGTCAGCTTGCCGATCCAAGATTAATCATGGATGCAAATCTTGGCGTAACTGGCGCTCCGCCAAACTATTTCGGAAATGCAAATCTTATAAGAGAATTAGTCCATAAAGAAATGCTTAGGTATTTCAGGCAAAACCTTTTTACTGGCAGTATTCGTGGTAGGGGCGATTTTGTTGACATTTTGGATGCAGATGCAGAAGATTTAGCTTGCCGACAAGGTAAACGTTCTTACAGCACTGGAGACTGTTCGCTTAACATGGACATTAAGAGTCTTCAGGCAATGCAGAATTCTGGGTACGCAAAATCAACAAGTTCTGTAAAAGAATTAAAAGCTGACGAGATGTCAGATGATATAGTTTCTCAAAGACGACAAATTCACAAAGCTATGGAAGGCGTTTATGAAATGATGAAAAGTCTTTATGTGGTTTTAAAAACAAAAGCTGCATTAGATAAGCACGGTCCAGCCATGCTAAAGGCAGAGCGTACTATCAAGCAAATGGAAGAGAAGTTCGCTGCAAATCCAAAGTTTAAAGATGTTAAAGACGTTTCTGCATTCAACGCAGCAAAAAAAGAAATTCAAAAATATAACAATGAAGCAAGAGACGAAGCAATATATCAAATTACACAATTCTTTGAAAACAATATGTCCAAAGATAGCGAACAGTTCCTTGAAGCTTTGCATAAAGATTATGTTACAAATTTAAACGACATACGTAAAAATCCAGCATTTTTGGCCAGAGTATCTATACCGCCTGAGTTAAAGGGCCCTGAAGATGCCGGTGCTATGGCAGTTGCTGATTTGAAAACATTTCAAGATAGGTTTAAGGCGCGTAGAAAGGATTCTGCCGCTGCTGCAACAATTGATTCTAGATTTAGACAAGCAATTGAATCTTCGGATATGTCTCAGCTTGTAAAAACATTTTCTACGGCTGCCTTTGAAGAACCATCGCAGGCAGCAATATTGCACGATAAATTAACAAAAAGACTGCCTGAAACAGAAGCCAATTTTTTCAAAAAAATGACCGATAAAGAACTTCAAGAAATTACCAAAAAGTTAGATGCTACAAATACGTTGCAGAATATTACCCATAATTTTTGGAATAGATTCCACTTTACAACTCCAGAGTTTGTGGAAGCTGATCCTAATACTTTGGTAGATTATTTTTCCAAAAATTTGAAATGGCTAAATGATAAGAATCTAATATTAATAGTTCAAAATATGCTAGATGAATTTGACAGAACTCATGAGCACCCAGAAGAAAAAAGCAGATTCGATTCTGAGCAATTTAATCATCCCGGTTACATCAAGTGGAAAGAACATGTTAAAAAAGCAAGAAGGCAAAAACGAGATGCGTTAAATATGGGAATACAAGAGCTCGAGAAACGCCGAAAATACAATCAATTTGTGGCAAGAATTACGCATCCAGAGAGACTTGAAAAGATGCTAAGTTTTGCTAGAGAAGCAGAACAACCAGAGCGCAAGAAAGCTGGAAGACCAAAGAAAAACGTATAATGATTTATGCAAAATGTTCTTCAGGACCCCGGATATGCAAATTTTTTAAAAACTCACGGTTTAATTGCGCACATTTCTAAGCTTGATATACCGGATGTAAATGAATTTTTGCCAGTAATTTACAAAGTATGTTCTACCATATCTTCCACTGATGAATTAGAAAACTTTGCTAAATTCCTCAATAAGATTTACGAAAGCGGATATTACAAATCAGCTGAAGACCATAAAAAGGCGCTGGCAGCTATGGGTCTTAATACCAGTCTTATAGTTTAAAACTTGGCTGTATGTCAGTTGGGCCGCATACTATAAAGCATCCTTCAGGAGCGCTCCTTACACTATTAATTTTCCACCATCTTCTGGTATCGTTTTTAGGATAAAGAATTGAATTCTTAGTCAAAAAATCTAGGTGCGACCAGAAAATTAACTCCATGTCATCTTCTTTTATGATAAAATTTTCAAAAACAAAGTTTCTTGTGTATTTAATTTTTACAGTTTTGTCGGAATAAAGAGGATCGACAACTTCTTTTGTTTCAGCCAACATGCAATACATGATATCTTTTTTATAATTTCTTAATTTCTCGTTTACTGTCTGTGGTCTTAAAACTTCTTCGTCGGTTTCAGGTTGAGGAGACTGTGTTGGTTCTGGTTTTGTAAAATCTGGTATTTCAAATTCCTGAATTTTTACTTCCTCTTTTATTTTAGCCTCCTTAGGAGGAGGGGGAGGAGTAGGCATTTCAGGCTTTTGTTGTTCTGCCGTTACAGTAGTTGTTGTTCCAAAATCTAGTTTTTTATTGGGTTTTTGCGGATTTTGTTTATTATTCACGATGTCAGGAGAGAAGTCCATGTTGTGGACTTCGAAATTATCCCAAACTTCTTGAGACATCATTATTGGGTTGGGTCCGCGAACCTTATATACAGATCCATCTTTATTTTTAATTACCATGTTAATTATATATATAGTAAAGAGATCTGGAGGCATAATGGCTTTAGTTGTTCCAAATATTGGGGAAACCGCGCTACTTAAGAAAATGTTTAATCAAGAGCAGACAACAACTCTGCTTCTTAAGCTGTATTACAATGACGCTACACCAAACGCTTTTTCCACCTTATCTTCATTTAGTGAATGTGGGTTTTCTGGGGATCCTCCAACACCAAATGGGTCTTTTCCCGGTTATACAAACGCAACCATAACCAACAGCAATTGGGTAGTTGCTACTCCAGTTGGTGCTACCTATGCCGAAGCCGGATATGGAGAACAAACTTTCACTTTTAACGCATATACTTCCGCTCAAACAGTTTTTGGATACTATGTGACAGACACTCTCAACAATCTGTTGTGGGCAGAAAGATTTACAAACGCACCATTTACTTTGCCGCCCGCTGGCGGAACTATAGCAGTCACCCTAACTATTAATTTGGAAAATGTATAAGATTATCGTTAATATATGTTTTAAAGAATGGCTGTTAGTTGAAGATGAAAAATCTCAGCTAGCAGAGTTTAGTGTATTGAAAAACGATTACATAAATCCTTTCATAGACAGGCTCATACAGCATGGAGATACACATCCCGGATTTTTGACTCCATCACAAAAAACCGAACTTATGCATCTTAAGACATCTGACGACTTGTTTCACATGATGTCTTCGGCAGATCGGGGTTATTTTGACAAAGCTGGTGCATTGACAGATAGCGATAAAATTAAAAAACTCATCAACCGCGAAATCGGCAAACTGAATTTTGATGCTGCTGGTAACTTGGGAGATTTAATACATCAAGTCAATACTGCTAAAACCTCAAAAAGTCTTCCAGAATACGATCCAGAAAGCGATGCAACTCCTTACAGAAGACATACTGTTGACGACATAAAACAATTTTTAGATCACATTTTTAGTAGAAAAGTTATTTACACTACCAAGCGCGCCGAAAAAGATTTCGGGGGAACTGGCGGAGCAAAGGGTGCAACGGAAGATACGCCGGGCATCGAGGGATTAGCAAAGGTACAAGCAAAGGATCCAGAAGAGATTCGTGAACTTGGTGCAAACTTAGAGGCAAGGCGAAAGATAGACAAACTTTCAGATTGTGTCAGACTTATATTTACAAAACAGAATGAAAAATATGCTAGGAAAGCGAAAAACTATGCAAAGCAAGTTGAAAACTCAATAGCTGACCCAGAGGAAAAATTGTCTGTTTCGCAATTAGTAGATTTGAAATTAGCCAGTTTATTTCAAATTGTTTCAAGATACATGAATGAGCGCGTAACTTCTATAGACGAAAGAGGATTCCCAACTTCTAGTGATTTATTTGTACAAAAAGATATAGACAATGTTTTACAGGGCAGAGTTAAATTGCTCGATAGAATAGTCAAGAGTGAAAATTTTATTCCATATTTACGTAAACTCATCAAGGATAACGACCCTGTAGCGGTTGATTTAGAGAAGGCCGTGCTTGGAATTCTATTTGTGGCGGCTGCCAAAAAAGCTTCGTCAACCTCCGGAAGTATCGCACAAGTTATGCCAGCCTTTATGGGATTGGAAGCAGTAAAATCAAACGCTGCAAATCAAAAATTCCTCCAGAATCTTAAAGAGAAATTCTTAGATGACAAAGTATTAACTGACAAATTTAATTTCAAAAAATTAGATGCTTTAAATGCAGTTTCAGAAGGAAAAGACGGAGCACTAGATTCTTACATGATTTCTCATACTTTTCCAGACATAAATAAGGGAACTGAAGAAGCAGCTACTTTCTTGAATTTTATGGAAAAAATGAAAAACACGAAAGAGCCTTTAATAGGAGCAAGGGGCGAAAGACTGACGTTAGATCTTGAAAAAGATTGTGAAGATGTTGCGCAGATTTTGCAAAAGGCTGGTGTTATATGACAATTTATAATTGCAACGGTAGGCCATATCGACCTACTGGAAGTCTTCAGCAATTTGGCGATGAATTGCCAGAGCATGCCTTATTCAATCAATGGGATGAAGAATCTATAAGACAAGGTGGTTCTCCAATATTTTATTATGAACTTTTCGTAAATATGAACAATATCGATCCCATTTATTTGGAGACGAGAACAAAAATATACAGTCCGCAACCTGTGCAATTATGGTGTTATTACGAACCAGTTCCAAGTCAAAATTATCAGACTCCTTTTGGAATAGACAGCCCAGATGATATGTTGTTTGAATTCAATTATCAAACTGTTTTAAAAACTCTTGGACATGTGCCAAAAATAGGAAGTAGATTTTTTACACCATTTTTGAAAGAAAACTGGGTAATTATAGAACGAAAGACTGGCGAAATGAAAATGTACGGCGTGGTAAGATTACAATGTTTGTGTCAGAGATTCCAAGAAGATTCTGTTTCTGGCACTTCTGTTAATGAATCGCAGGGAGTAAATTATAGCTCTGTACTTCAGCCAGTTACACAACCTACATATAAAATAATTTAAAGGAGCATTTATGAAAAGTTTTTTTGAATTTTACGACAAACTTAAGTCTAAGAGGCTTAATGAGCAGGACGCCATGGTGCCACCAAATATGGGCATGGGACAAGCACCTCCCGGTGGTCAAATGCCTAGTGCAGGAGGCATGGATAGCATGGGTGCTCCCGGTCAAGTTGCCGGGCAACAAGGAATGAACCTTGACGCACCGCAAGATATGGGTGGTATGGATCAGCTTGATGCTGACCAAGATGAGGGCAAGGAAGATTCTGACAGCCAAACCGCGCCACCAGAAGGAGAGGCCACAGCAGAATCTTTGTACCCCACGATTGACACTCTTATTAAATTCGTCAAGGATTACAGCGTTGGCGATGATGATGACAAAGATCAAAAGCGCGAAGAGCTTTTGTCGCAACTTGATGCGATTAAAAACAATATCGCTGATTTAACAGGAGTCCAGCCTCCATCAGGTCCATCCGACGAAGAGAGTGATGACAGCGTTGGGGCTAATCAGATTGACGCTTCAGCAGATGAAATTCCACCGGGAAAGCAAACTGCTTACGGTGGTGAATTCGGTGACCAAGCTGGAGGAGCAAGCATGCCAAATATGGACGGAACAGGAAACATGTACGGCAACATGGATGGAGGTTCTAACCCTGCCACTACCGGTGGCGGCGCACTTGGATTTGGCGGCGCATTCGCCGGATAATAGATGTATTATTGAATTCAAAAGGAGGATCATTGGATCCTCCTTTTTTATTTAAATAGCTTCAATTTCAACTTTACATAATTTTCAACTTTCATGCTAAGCTTGTTAACTAATAATTTTAATTGCACCAGCCCATATAATTGTACATACTTTGATAATTTTTTATATAGATTGTCGAAATAATTATGTTGATTGTCTTTGTAACCTCTGGCTATTATGCTTCTCCTGTTGGCAAATGTTGCAGCTTGCCATCTTCTATTGTTCTTTAATTCTGTACTCATTTCCTCTATAGTAATTTTTTCATTTAACACAGGAAATACTTGGCATATCTTATCGCCTTTCTTGAACCGTAGTGCCTGTCCTTCTCTGGGACTATTAAATACTATGAAGAATAAACTGCTCCACCAACTTGTTTCAAGGTGACCTGAAATTACGCATGCAACATTATCTTCTGAGTAGAATCTAGGATGATTTTCTATTCTCAAAACGTATTTTTCATCGACCATAATATCCAAGCATGTATTCATGCTAAAGTGTTTTTCTCCTAAACAACCAACTGGTATACCTATTTTTTGAACTATTTCTGTGTCTTTCTTCCAATTATCTTCTGCAATTATTTGTATTTTACCATTCGTTTTACTGACGGTTATTTCTGTATTGAATGGATAACATATTTCTATCCCATAAGTATTTGCATCAACGAATGGTTTGCACATGTAAGGTTGTATTTTTTGTTCTTTTCTGTGCTCGGTAGGCGCGCCAGACCAGCCTTCTAATTCCAAATGTATTGGTTTTGGAGCAAATTCATTGTTTAAATGTCTGTATTTCAAATGCATTTTTAACTCCAAGTACATAACTATTTTAGTACTATGCAACCTATAGGCCCAAATCCAAATTCGTATGGCAAGTCTCTTAATGACTGCCAAGACCAATCACCGATGTGGAGGTCGGAAAACATTGATCCACCACCGGGATTTTGCGACCAGCCACCGGATAATCAGAACAATCAAGCAAACAAAATACCAGCACCTTCTGACTGGTTTGATGACTTTCTAGACAAGAAATATATGCTGGGATCACAAAACAATGCTGATCCTATGCAAACCGGACAAATTGTAAACAATCTTAATCCTCCAAACAGGAATGTCGTTTATCGATATGCAAGGTCGCTAAGGTCTTGTGACGAAGCTGTAATGGATTTGTTTAGAAATTTAGTTGTAATTGATGACGATGGGAAGAGCCATCAAGTACCTATCATATGGGCAACACAAGAACGCGCAGTTGCCGCCGTAGTTCAACAAAACGTTAGAAAAGATCTTACCTTGGTTGTTGACAGAATCAGGCTCCCCATGTTGGCCATCAGTTCTACGGAATATGCAATTGATCCATCTCGATACACATATCACAAGGCAATAAATTTCTTGAGTGATAACAAAGGATTGCCAACATTTGTGGAATCTGAAAGGTTTGAAAGAGATACGGTATTTGGGTTAGCAAGAGGCATTCCAATTAATATTGGCTACACAATGTACGCATGGACTCTTCAACTTGAGGACATGAACCAAATACTAGAACAAATCCTAACTAAATTCTCTCCTGTTGCATATATAAAAGTCAGAGGAGTACTCTGGGAAGTCTGCGTCAAATTAGATTCGATAGCAAACAATTTGGAAACAGAGCCCGGGGATGCTGCTTTAAGAGTAATTAAGTTTCAATTTGGTATCACTGCCGAAACTTACGTTAATCAGCCGATTACACGAAACAAGGCAGTCCTTAATACTAAAGTTGATTTTGTTAATTCTCTTAATGAAGCGGAAATCTCAGAGGTAATTAAACGTCTGGAAGAATCGGTAGAAGGGGTACAATGATTGAAATAACCAATATGCAGAAATCGCCAATACAATTGATTATCAAATCAAAGCGCGCTTTGCATTCATATGATGTGATAGATATTCCCGGCGTTGGGAACGGACAAAATAAAATATTGATAGAAGAACATCTGCATACACCATATATAGATAGGGCAGAGAAGTCTGGTTATATCAAACAGAGAATTTTGAAAGATTAAGACATAGGAGTAAATTATGGCACTATTACAAAGTTTTCCGCCTTCAAACACAATAAGTCCTTCGGTCAGATTCACCGAACAAGACTTAACTTTGCTTACAACGACTCCAGCAACCAATGCTATTGGTTTGGTTGGATTTGCTAGTAAGGGCCCCATCAATACCCCTACTTTAGTAACGTCAACTTATGAATTACATACTCTGTTTGGCTACCCGCATCCTTCCCAAGGATACGCGCCATACTTGATGTATGCTGCACAAAATGCTTTGGCTTTCACAAATGCAGTTTGGATTGTGCGTGTAGCAGATACTGATCCCAACTCTTTGTATTACGCAACCACAGCTAGCAAACAAGTACCTGCTGCAGGCGGTTTGCTTAAAGTCCATGGAGCATTGTTTGACGTAGGCGACACCATTTCTTATCCCGGCGTTGCAGACTATACATATAGCTTCCGTTGGGCTCTTAACGGAGTACTAAGCAGTAAGGTTGTTAAGTTGCGTACTGATGCTGGAAGACCAGCTCCGTTTACTGGTGTTCCTTACACTGTACCGGAAATTGTTGATGAGCTAAATCTAAGTCTAAATCCAACGATTGATGGTGTCGAGTTCTTCTTGTATACTGACTCAAGCACAGGTCAGGAAGCAGTTGGGTTCCAGACAGTTTGGGCCTATGGCGACCAGTCCAGCTTAGAGCTAATCAGCGTACTTGACAATCTTGTTGGATCTACGCCTGCCACTACAGGAACTGCTCCTAATTACACTAACGTTAATAACGCTATCGGTTTAGGCAATGATATGACTGTTCCTGTTAAAACAGGCACTGCAACTCACTATCCTGCTTCCGCTTCAGTCGTTACACCCGGAATTTGGGACTTCCCAGTCGGCACTTACAACTTACAGGTAGTAACTGATGGATCTGGGCTTGTTAGCGTTGACAACGTTATTAGAACTTATGATTTCTCTACATTATTAAGTGGAGCTTCCTATCCTACTACAGCACTTTTGGTTGCTGATTTGAATACAGCTATCACAACTATCGACCCAACTGTTGCAGGTGTTCCTCTTGAAGGAGTGCCAGTTTGCTTCCAGTTTGCAGCTAGTTCTGATGCTGTCCAAGTCACAACCAACACCGCTCTAACGGATGGTCAGGGATTGCTATGTGGTAGAAATGCCAAGATTAATGTTCGCGGCGGTACTCTCGCTGCAATATTCGGATTTAATGCTGCTGGCGTAACTGGACTAACACCTGACGGTGTAGCTGACAACGAGGACAGCGATGCTAATGACGGTATGTGGATTGGAACTAACAGCATTCCTGTTACCGATCCAACTTATTACACATTCGAGCTATTTGCTGACAGCCCGGGCATAGAAGGCAATCAGACCTTTGTTACCTTCAAGAAATATCCTGAAGGCAATACATTCAGCATGGATGTGTTCCTTCTAAATCCCGTAACAAATGCAACTCTTCAGGTTGAAGGATGGGGTAATCTTTCTAAGGACCCAGACTCTGCTTTCTATATCCAAACTTACATTAATAGTTTTAGCAACTACATCAGGGTTCTAGACAATACAGCTACTACTGCACCTCCCGCAGATACTAGCAACCAACAATCTGTCGCACAGAATGATATTCGTTTGAGCGGCGGTTCAGATGGATATCCTGTCGGCGAGACTGCTTTGCGTGACGCCTTGTTGATAGGCAGTCCTGTCAATATGAGTGGCGTTTATGCCTTCAGCGACCCAGAGCAGATCAATATCGACCTTTGTGCTGTTCCCGGTGGTACAACGACCATTGTAATAGATGGACTTATCTCAATGTGCGAAGAGTATCGTCAGGATTGCCTTGCAGTTATCGATCCGCCAGCCGGATTGACTCCTACCGAAGTAGTTCAATGGCAGAATGGCCAAAGCCCTGTTAACTCTCAGAGATTCAACAGCGATTTTGCCGCTCTCTACTGGCCTTGGATCATGATCTATGACAGCTACAATAACTTCAATGTTTGGTGTCCTCCTAGCGTTGGCACAGTAGCTGCTATAGTGAATAGCGACAACATTAGCGCTCCTTGGTTTGCTCCTGCTGGCATTCAAAGAGGTGTTGTGCCTAACGTTATTGACGTTGCATATGTGCCTACTCTCAAAGAGAAGGACAACATGTATGGCAACCAAAACGCTGTCAACCCGATCGTACGCTATGCTGGATCACCAGATTACGTCATCTGGGGCCAGAAGACTCTACAGCGTGCTCCTACGGCTCTTGACCGCATTAATGTTCGTAGAATGATGTTCTATGTCGAGAAGCAGATCAGAAGTCTATCTCGTCAACTTCTATTCCAGCCTCACACAGACTCGCTTAGAAGGCAATTCATTCTTCTTGCTAATGGCGTGTTGAACAACGTTCAAAACAACCAAGGCATTACAGCCTACAAGGTGGTTTGCGATGAAAATCTCAATCCTCCCGAGGTAATTGATCGAAACGAGTTAAGAGCGCAAATCGGAATCGTTCCGACTAGAGCTGTTGAATTCATCTTTATTGAATTCACACTCTACAGAACTGGTGCATTAGATACGGTAACAGCTTAATAGTTAAAAGGAGATATAAATATGGCAGATCCAATTATGATGGGCATAGGCCCAATAGGAACAACAAACGACATCATCTTCAAGAGGAAGTTTAGATGGACATTTGAAGTAAATCAGGTTTGCGGCGGTGGAAACACTTTCGGACAAATTCCTGCTTCATTCGTCAAAGTTGCGTCTAGACCGAATGTTTCTTTTGATGAAACTGAAATTAACTTCTTACAGGGAAAAATGTATATCCCCGGTAAGGCGACATTTGAGACTGTCACAGTAACCTACTATGACATTACTCCTGTCCGCAGCACAACAATCCTTAACTTGTATAACTGGATTGGTTCAGTTTACAATTTCCTCGGCGAGCCAACATTGGCCAACAATATGGCAGGAAGCTGGGAGAATCCCACCATGTCCTCGTTTGGCAATGGTGTTGGCGGATACGGTGGCACTGGCATTCTAACCATGTATGATGGTGGCGGCGCTCCTCTAGAGCAGTGGACACTATACACATGCTGGCCACAATCTGTTAACTTTGGCGACTTGGATTACAGCAGCAGCGACGAGTGTAATATTGAGTTAACTCTTCGTTACACGTTTGCTAAGTGGCGTAACCTTTGCGGATACGAGCAACCGAACCCCTGCTACGCCGGCTGCCGTTTCTAATATTGAGAATTATCACCAGTTCAAAATCCCCGTCTTTGAAATAAAAAGACGGGGATTTTCTCTTTTATAGATATATATTTTTGGAGGATTTTTATGCGTGCTGAAGGCGAGATGGGGATATGGAGTCTCGATAACTTCGTAATGAAGAGGCAGTTTCGCTGGCTTTTCAGTATCGAGAATATTGTTGGCAAACCTGAAGCTAACACCGTAAATGTAAAACCTCCACTAAAATCACAAAGGCCCAATATTAGCTTCAAAGAAATTCCTCTAGAACATCAAAGCGAAACTATTTACATGCCGGGAAAAGTTGAATGGAAGCCTATAAATTTAACAGTTTATGATGTTGCAGCTTATTCATTGTTCAATGGTGCCTGCAGGCTAATAGACAATAATGTTTACAGATGGATTAAATTGTTTTATTGGCCAGAAAATTCTACATACGGGTTCGCCACAAATCAGAACCCCAATACGTCTTTCAAAAGACCAGCTTTCTTGACTATGCTTGATGGTCAAGGTGGAGTATTAGAGCAATGGCAATTCGACAACGCTTGGTGTCAAGACGTTAATTTTGGCGAACTTGATATGGCAGGATCAGACGTTATGACTATAGACCTTACTTTGAGATATGACCGAGCCTATATAATTGGACCGCGCTTGCCTGCTTAATTTCAGTCGTGCATTTGCTCAAATTTAATCATATGCCTGCACTTGCTTAGAAATTCATCTAATTGCTTTGGTTTTAAACCCAAAACCCTGCAAGCCCCGCTTTTATTCAGGCGTCCCTTTTTAGTATATACTTTGCTCTCATTTAAAAGCAATGCTTCTATTTGTTTGCCTAAACCGCTTTTTTCTAGAATATCAAGTATCTCTTGTCTTTCTATAATATCAACAAAATGATTTTTCATAATATAAATTATAGCCTAATGGTTTTTCTTTTTCTCTTTTTTTCTACCAGACATAACTGGATTACCATTCTTTATAGCAAATATTTTACTATATTTCTTTTTAAGCTCGTTATAGTTCTTAGCTGTGCGCCATAGTTGCCTAAAGTGATTTAGTATGCAGGTTGTCATATAGTTAAAAGCTTTACCCTTACTTGGGTCAAATTTTTCTACTCTTTCAAAGCAGATAAGAACACCCTCTTGTATGGCGTCGTCCTCATCTATGTTACTAAACTTAGCATATCTTACTATATTTTTAGACAAAGTATAGAAAGCGTCTGCAAGTATTTTTTGTGCAGAAGTAAGGTCATCACTTGCTCGCACAATTTCTATATTGTCAAGGGCCAGAGGCACCATGACACTATTTTTTACTTGAAAGATAGACCTTTGAAAATTAAGATCTTCTAAAAGAATTTGAAATTTATTTTGTTGTTTTTTGGCTGTTTGGAATCTTATAATAATAGATTCAAAACTTTTATTATTTAAATATTCGGATGACATAATCTAATATATTAACCTATTAAAAATTTTATGCAAACTTTTTTAGCGATTCCAGCCAACTCTGACATCCAATTGCGGACAAATAACTCAAAATTTTGTCCGGATGTAATTATATATCAAAAAGAAGAAGAAATACATAAAGATAAAAAAGTTGTAATATTGAGAGATGACGAGAAAATATTATCCTGTTCAAATATAAATGAAATAAATAAATTTTGCATTAAAAGCGGAGAATGGCTTATCAAAGACAATACCAGATTAAGAAATGCTTCTCAATCTGCTAAAATAGCACCAATTATTGTTGAAACAAATAAAAATTTGCATCCGTGCATATTGGACAAAACTTTACAATATGAATATGAAAAAAAAGATTATGTGCAATTTGCAAATTTAGCAGAACAATATTTCTTTGAAAATGGATTTTACAAAGATTTGTTTTTGCTCTATTATCAAAGTGTAATCTTGTTCTTTAAGTTAGATAAGCACAAAGAAGCCCAAGATAAATTATCCCTTCTTCTGAACAAGAATGATTCTTTGGCTGAAGGGTGGTGTCTACTGGGAGATTTTCTAGTACATAAAAAAATATTTCATGAAGCTAAGCGCGCTTATGCTCTCGCGATACAAAAAGGCCAAACCAGAGATATCTATGACGACCTTCCGGTTTGGCCTAAAAAATATGAAAAGTATCCAAAGGAAAAAATACAAGAAATAGATAAACTTATGGAAGAAACCAAAGTTATATCAGTGGACAATTTCTAATTCGTTAACTACCACTGTGACTTGGTCTTCCCACCTGCTTACTGTGATCTGCTTTCTGCCGGGAGGTAGGCGCTGCAAATTTTCTTCTAATTCTCCAATAGAACAATTAATTACTTTGAAAACATTTTTTGCAAGTCTTTTTGTTTGCTCTTGAACTTGCTGTTCAGGATTCACGTATGTCTTGTCAGGGTAGTAAGCGGTTATTTGCTCCCTAGCTTCATTCAATATCTGATTGTATATCTTCAGGTTACATGAACAATTAGGATTAGCTAAGAATTTTTGAACAGGATCTTTAAGAGATTCCGGAAGCGTGTTTCTGAAATTCTCATCCTTTAAAGCATTTTTTACATCAAGTACTGATATTGGTGCTGACATTTTCAATCTCCTTCATTGTGTGACCACATACAACACATTTATAAATCTTCTTCTGTGGTATCATTTTTGAATCCGTTTTTTGATCGATTGGCTTGGAATGATCTAAAAACGGAGGTTTCTTTTGTAATATACTTCTATCGTACTGCACTAACATCTCGGCAGGCAGGAAATATTTTTTATTACAGTTTTGACACCAAAAAGCTTTGTTTTCCATATTACTGATTTAATGTAGTTTTTGACTCTATAAAAACCATAATAGTTGCCCAAAAAACTGCTAAAAGTGAAGTGGCACAACCATTAGCAAAATTAAGTCCTAGCTGTAATAGCAAACTCATTATGTCGCCACGCCACTCAGGAGTTAAGAAAAATAGACTCAAAAACAATCCGCTCCAAAAACCACAACATTGATGACAATCCAAAACCTTCATTACATATTCTGGAATAATTTTTTTCAAAAATTCTTTTACAGGAACAAAAATAGCCCCTTCAACTATAATGACCGTCATACCTACAGATCCCAAAAGCATCAATAAAAATGAAGCTAGCGCCATGATAACACCTTTATTTCCTTTCCTTTTCTAAACAAAACTGTCTCTGCATAATTAGAGGCATCTTCTATGTATAATTCAAGTTTATCTATATCAGTTGCAAAATACTTTACACTGCTATGTTTTATAGTCGCTATATTTATAGGTATACCTAGTTCTATTTCTAATATCTTTTTTTCTTCTTCAGTCAAAAGCGAACAAAAGTCTAATACACATCTAGTTGCTACTGATCTAAGGCTTGGACTTGCTTGAGCCACCGTCCATCCATCAAATAAAAATTTGTATTTTGGTAGCTTAGATTGTATAATTTTATTTGTAAACACAAATTTTTCTAAATCTTTTATAGAAAGATTTTTTACCATACTCTATTATAGCAAGTCAATATAGGAGAATATAAATGTCAGAATTTCCAAATCCTGAAGGTCAAGTAGCTGGTGGTGGTGTGCAAATTACTGGTAACATTCCACCGGAATTACTAGCTAGAATGCAAAGGCCAGAGAATGCTCAGAGTCCTCAGAGTCCTCAGAGTCCTCAGCCAGTCCCACACTTGCCACCTCATAATGTTCCAATGCAAACGAATTTTTCGAATGCTTCTGCCTCTACTCCATATGCATCTAATTCAAATCTTGAGTCTATCTTAAGTAAACTACGCCAGCAAAACACTGTTTATGAGGAAATTACACTTCCTAGTTTAGGACGCTTTTACAATGGTACTGACGGTCCTGTAGATGGCAAGCTGCATATTAGACCAATGTGTGGCGAGGAAGAACAGATTCTTGCGACTCCGCGATTTGTCCGTAAGGGACAGGCTATAGATATGATTTTCAGTCGTTGTATCCAAGAAAGTTTCAAGCCCGCTGAACTTCTTTCTGCCGACAGGACTTTTATTCTTATTTACCTTCGTGGTATTTCTTATGGTGCTGAATATGAGGTTGAGGTAAAGGATCCAGATTCTGACCGTAAGTTTACTACTGTAATTGATTTGGATGGGCTTGTAAAGAATATTTGTCCGGCTGACTTTGGTCCTAACTTGAGCGACCAATTGCCAAAGAGCGGGTTGCCTTTTACATATCGACTGTCTCGTGGCAAAGATGAAACTGAAATTCAGGAGCATCGCGAACGTCGTCTTCGTCAGTACGGAGATAATGCAGCCGATGACACGTTGCTATTCCGCAGCACTCAACTAGTTGAATCAATTGCAGACATTACTGACAAGACTGAAATTCAGATTATTCTGAGAAGTTTGCCAATTCAAGATTTGACATATTTGCGTCAGGTTTGCAATGAGCCTCCTTTTGGCGTTGATACCAAGGTCTCGATTGTTTCGCCTATGAGTAGCGAAGAATTCGAGGTGGATCTCCCTTTGGAATCGGCCTTTTTCTTCCCACGGCGCAAGAAGAAGGACAAGACCCTAGCTTAATGATGCGTCGAAACCTTCTCGATGAGCTTTTTTTCTTCATGTATCACTTACGAATTAGCAAAGCCGAATGGCTTGCTCTAGAAATTTTTGAACGAAAATATCTTATTGACAAGTATATTCAACAAAAGAATTTAGAGCGCGAAGAGATAGATAAAGAGAGGAAAAAAGCTAATAGAAGAAGGTAGTTTTAATGGTACAACAAATAAAAGAACGCTATCAAAATCCAACCGTAGATGAAGAAGTTCGTCTACGGATGTATTTTTATAACAGCAATCTTTTTTCAAATGTTTATGAAATCAAAGAAATAAACATTTTTTTCATACCTAAAGGCTTCTCGCCCCAAGAGATTGGAGCAAGAGAATTAGTTCAAACTATACCCGGCAGCCAAGTTGTTAATGAGGGTGTAGGCAAGTATTACGTAGACATTTTTACAACTGACGGTGTTTATGTTGTTGGAAATTACACCGATGTCTGGACAGTGAATTTTGTAAATGACAACGAAGGAACATCAGAACTTGCAAACTTATTTACTGTTTATCCAAGACTTTGGTATTCGACTCCAATACCAGTGGTTTACGATTTTAATTATGTATTCAGACCTAGTCAATTAAGAATTGGAAGCAAACAATATCTGATAATTCAGGTCACGCCAAACGTACCTAAAGGCACTGATCTTCAACGCTATTACGAAAACCTCGCAATTTTAGGAAACATTTTGGTTTCAATTGAGAAAAGATGCGGTGCGTGTCTGCCACAAGAACAAGATTTGCGAATGATTGTTGATAAAGAACCAGTTCAATTTAGAGAAAAAATGTTTGGCTATTATTGGCTTGATACTGACAAGTGTGGTTTTGAAGTTGGAATTTATGATATTTGGTTCCAAATTAACATGGGTGAAAATAATTACATTTCACCACGATATCAACTTCAAATTTATTCCTAAAACCCCTTGCTTTTTACCGTCAATTCGCTTACCTTTCTCCTACCGAGCGAGCCCAGCAAGGAGAGAAAATGCAAGGCGACAAGAAATTGGATTTTTGGTTTAAACACGGTCGTAATGTTTTGTTTGTTGGAAAACATGGATGCGGTAAAACTGCTAGCATTAAACAGTGTTTTGAAAGAAATGGATTAGTACACGGAACAACATATTTGTATTTTAGCGCAAGCACATTAGACCCTTGGGTAGATTTAGTTGGCGTTCCAGAAAAGGTAGAAAAAGACGGCAAGGTTTTTCTAGATCTCGTAAGACCGAAAGCATTAGCTTCCGGTACAGTAGAAGCTATATTTTTTGATGAATTTAATAGAGCACCGAAAAAAGTAAGGAATGCCGTAATGGAATTGATGCAATTCCGTTCAATTAATGGTATGGTGTTTCCCAATTTAAAGTGCATATGGGCTGCTATCAACCCAGAAGAAGATGATAAGTATGATGTGGAAAAAATTGACCCAGCTCAAAAAGATCGTTTTCACGTAATTCAAAATGTCCCATACAAGCCAAACAAGGAATGGTTTATTAGTCGTTTTGGCGAAAACATAGCTGTGAGCGCGATCGAATGGTGGGGCGACTTGCCGGATGAAGAAAAAGAAAAGGTAAGTCCAAGACGGCTTGAATATGCTTTAAATGAATTTGAAATAGGCGGCACGCTCTCTGACGTGCTTCCGATGACTTCAAATGTAAACAAGTTGCTACAGGCATTGAGAAATGGCCCTGTAGAAGAGAAATTAAAAGAAATGATGGAAAATAATGATGTCGTGTCTGCAAAAGCGTTTCTGGCTAACGATAATAATTTTTCATCAGCAGTGAAATTTATTTTAGCAGAAGATTCATACTTGAGCTTTTTCGTTCCTCTAATGCCAAAGGAACGCGTATGTGCTTTGATGTCCGAATATCCACATGTTTGCAGAACCGTCACCCAAGTTTCACAAACAAATAAAGAAATGTGGAACTTGATGCGCGAAATAGTCATGGCAGGACAAGATGAAAAATTAGTTAAAATGTTGCATAGGTATGTGTCAACTAATGAAGATTTATTGGTAAAAGATTCAACAAGTGAAGCTCCCGAGCCGCCGTATTACAATCAGAATCCGAAAAAGATTTCTTTCATCAATTTTCAGTCTATGACAGATCTTCAAGGGGAAAAAGTTGATGAATATTTTGAAGAAATTAAAAAAGCAGTGTCGAAAGACATGACTGAAGAAGATGCTCTCGAATGCATCAATGCCTTGGCTCATATTATGCAGAATTCTTGGTCTACTTGCATGCTCAAGCCTGAAAGGAAGGCCTTGGTAGGAATAATAAATCATTGTTTGAAAATACTTAGCGATACTAAAAAATACAGTTCGGTATTGGCTTGGGTAACAAGCGAAAACAGATTAATTTGTAACATGTTTGTAAAACTTCAGCAATGCGGCCTGTACAAGAAAGTTTTGAGGGTATAGCATGAAACCAATATCGGACATATTGTGGCAAGAAATATGCAATGATCTATTAGATCACCATTCTCTTTTTTATAAATTGGGAGAAATGGGAAAGCCATTTCTCACCGATAGAATTTCTACAGCTTGTGTTACTTTTGACAAAAAGGGTAATTTTTTGTGCTTTTTATTCAACCCAGACTTTTGGGAGAAATCTACTTTATATGAAAAGAAGTTTGTGATTTGTCACGAAGCATTACATATTATTTTGAATCACGGAAAACGATTTGCTGATAGCAAAGACAATACTCGCGCAAATTACGCGATGGATGTGGTCGTAAATCACAGCTTAGTAAATCGTTTTGGATTCATACGTGATGAGATATCTGGTTGGCAGGATTATTGTTGGGTAGATACCATTTTTAAAAATAAAAAAGTCAACAGTATGGATATTCCGGAAGATGAGACTGCCGAATATTATCTTAACCTTTTAAACAGAATTTATTCTGATGATAAGTTTTCAAAACAATTTGGACTTGTTGATGAACATAGCTTTACAGAAGAGGATATGAAAGAGCTATTTGAACAATTGAATGCAGAATTAAGCGAAGAAGAAAAAGAGGCTTTAAAGAAATACTTAGAAAAACACGGCAAAGAAGCCGGGAATACCGCTGGCGGATTAGCTCACTTAGTTGCAAATGAAAAAGTAAAGGTCAAGAGAAAGTGGGAAAGCGTTATTACAAAATGGACAAATCTTCGTTTGAAAGATGGAGATGAGTGTGTAGAACAATGGGCCAGAAAGCACAGGAGATTTCAATTTTTAAATAACGGCATGTTTTTGCCTAGCGAGATGGATATTGAAGAAATGTCTTTGCAAAAAGACAAAATAACAGTTTATTTCTATTGTGATACAAGCGGAAGTTGTTGGCACCTTAAAGACAGATTTTTTTTGGCTGCCGAGTCTTTACCTAAAAAACATTTCGATGTTAAGATGTTTTGCTTTGATACTGCTGTATACCCGACTGATTTGAAATCTAGAAAAATGTATGGAGGAGGCGGCACAAGTTTCGGAATAATCGAAAATCATCTTGCGTCTGAAACAGTAAATAAAAGCTTGCCATATCCAGAATCAGTATGGGTTTTAACTGACGGCCATGGTGACCTAATTAATCCTAAATTTCCAGAACGCTGGCACTGGTTCATAACCGAGTATGGATCTAATTCTTATGTGCCATCCAAATCTAAGTTTTATTCCTTATCGGACTTTTCCTGATTCATGAAAAAATACTTATCCGGAAGCTTCAAAAATTCACGTAGAGGAATGCAGGTATAGTCGCGGTACTGCAGACTGTAGTTGTATGTGCCCTCTAGTATTTTTGTTTTGCAGAAAACAAGCCAAGGCTTTCTATCTCTTTTGTAAAAAAGCAGAGGAGGACGGCCACACCTTTTACTGTCGTCTTCTACTTGTTTGATAAATTCATCCAAATCTGCAATACTACCATCTATAGCAGAACTTAATTCTATTTTGTTATAGCCGCCTTTACTTTCACAAACAAACCTGAAATTTTCTGGACACACTAGATCACCAGTAAAGGAATCAATAGCATGTTTAGGCATGTCTTTGATACTTCCCCATCGATTGCCGCTACCGACAGATCTGCTAAAACCTTTGCCAAATCTTTCATTTAAAAAAGCAACTAACTCTCGTTCAACTCTTTTGCCTTTTCTGCAGCCGTTTGTTCGCTTGGTTTTGCTTTTAAACTTTTCTATGTGGAAAGTTTCTTCAATGTCATCAAAATCCATCACTCCCCCAGATTTTTTAAAAGCGCGTCACATCTTTTGTTAATATCTTTTAAATTAGCAAAAATATAGTTCGCTTTGTTTTTTTCTATATCTGACATATTAAGCTTGTCAAGCTTATTAGTAATAGAGTTAGAAATGGTGCTAAATTTATTTTTCATTCCACTAATTACATCATTTAAATTTTCTTGTTTTTCCAAACTCAAAGAATTTTTCCAGTTTGACTTATCTGTCTTTAATTTATACATAGGCAAATCAAAGCTCTTGTCTGGAGCCTCTTTTAAAGAAAAATTGTACTCGGATAACTCTATAGAAAAATTGTTGTGCAAACTTAACTCAATATATCCATTTTTTGGAAGCTCATAGAATCTGTAATTTTTGATTCTCTTTTTGATAATATCAACACTTTCAAAAAATATTGCTGTTGTGCTGCAAAAGAAAATTTGATTAAGCTCTTCGCGCAAGTCTACAACAATAAGAGGTCTATGCTCATTTCTAAATAAATGCAACTTTCTAAAATCTTCCTCTACTTCACCATAAGCTACTGCATAATGACTATTCTTACTATGCATCAGAAAGTTTTTAACTTTATCCAAGAAATCTTCGTCTTGTTCTAATATTCTTAGGAATAGTTCTGAATCACATTCTGTTTCTACTTCGTAATGATACTTTAAAGTTTCATACTCATTTTTATTAATTACTCCGTTGTGTATTACCGCTTTTTTTAAACATCTGCTTACGAAAGGATGATTATTTTCATTGTACGCGGGGATGCCAACACCGGCAGATGCAGCGCGACAATGAAACAGCCCTAAATTAATGTTATTTTGCCATATTGCTTTGTATTCTGCTAAATTAACAAATTCAATCGCAGGAATTGGCTTTTTGTAATACAAAACTTGCTTGTTTGGGAAGTTTTGTACGCAATAAAAACCAGATGCATCAGTGCCGCGCACCTGTGTCTTCACAAACAGCGCAGTTGACAAATCTTTGGTGAGTTCAGGGTTTTTACTCTCACCTATAAATCCAAATAATCCACACATATTAGGATGCTGGTCTTGCTTGGTCTGTTGGGCCGCCCAGAGGCGGTATGGTGCTCAAATCGGTTGTTCCAGTTGTCATGGCAGTTTGATTATCAAAGTTGTTTCCTCCAACCTTGCTCATATCGTTTTGGTCCGATCCAAGCTCTTCGGAGCCCTTGTCCATAACTGCTAAATTATTGATTGGACCTTTAATCTTGTTTAGAATGTTTTGATTAATTAAGTCCAAGCAGCCCTTAATTATTGCTGCAATATCTTGGTTTTGTGTATCTTTGTCGCCATCAGCTAAAAGTTTCATGTTGTAAGCTACAGTTTGTAATGGAACTAAAAATACTTGTTGCTGTTTTAACCAGTGCCCATGAATCATAGTTTGAACTAAAGAGAAAATGTCTTCGCAGTCTCCTTTTAATTCTACTAAACCTGTAGATGCCAAGTTTAACATAGACTGCAATCGTTCTGCAACTTCCGAAGCAGCTTTCTTAAGTACACGATTATCCTCTAGTAGGACAAATCTTTTAAATGATATTGTTTCTTCGAACATACTTTATTTATCGCTCAGATATATTTATTATACCTGTTCTAATGCCATTTTTTTTGCTATTTCAAAAGGAATTGGAGAATAATTATGATGTTCAACACAACAATTGAAATAAGCTGGGTCTATACTTGTATCGTTTAACATCACTTTGCGATGATGTATATGACCATGCATATTAATCAATCCATCAAACAAACAGCTATTATGCACAGGATAATGAGATAAAATAAAACTTCTATCCAGTCTGTGCGTTCCTCTAATGTCTTTGAAATACGGCATGTAGTCTGATATTTTGAATATATCATGATTTCCTCTAATTAAAACCTTTTTACCGTTTAATCGCTCGAGAATTTTAATGTTTTTTCTTGATATTGCAACATCACCAAGGTGATAAACTTGATCATTTTTATTTACATTCTTATTCCAATTATCTATCATCGTTTCATCCATGGCTTCCACGGAAGGAAACTTACGTATCAAGCTGCCGTCATCCTTAACAAAAGTTAAGAATTTTTCATGGCCAAAATGAGTATCTGAAATAAGAAAGAGGTTCGCCATAAACCTATTATGGCGAACCTCATAAGTTTTTTCAATACTAATTAGCCGCACTTAGACCAACCGCAATCGCGGCAGACAATGCAACCATCATCTCTTTGAATATTAGCGCTTTTGCACTCTGGACATTCTTCTCCGTGAACTTTTGTTCCGTCCTTGATGTACTTTTTGAGAGTTCTAGCAAGCACTTTGCTTAGGCTGGCTAAATCTCCTTTAGTTTTTTCCAGCTGATGGACCACGAACTCAATGCTGGTTCCATGGCGCAAAGCAGTACTTACCATACGACACAACGCATCGCCGTTTTCGTGATTGTTTATGTTTGTTAATGGATATGACTCATCATTTGACATAAACAGGTAATTGCTTCGGGCTTTTTTCTTCAAAAGTCCCTTTGACAGATTCTTCTTAATCATAGGCTGGTCGTTGAGAAGATTCTGGCCGGCAAATACCTCGTAGGGGTCGCCTTCCAAAAGTCCTACTACAACGTAGTATGGCTCGCCTTTGATTATGGGGAAATGTACTTCCGCGTCGATCTCCTGTGGTCTTTTTGGAGCATCATTTTTGATAATTTTGTTCTCGGAAACTTTCGTCTCCTTCTTTGGCTTTTCAATTAACACACCGGTACGACAATTCTTCCTGTACACAGTCATGCCTTTGCAGCCAAATCTCCATGCTGCCTCATAGATTTTTGCCACTTGATCTTCAGTTACATCTTCTGGAAGATTAACTGTCTTGGAAATAGCATGATCTACATACTTTTGAGCTTCTGCTTGTAGCTTAACAGCAGCAACCCAATCAATATCCTCTGCGCAGTGACCATACCAAGGAGACTTTGATAAGTCGCTACACCCAGCCACCTTTCGCCATTGTGCTACCTTGGGATGAATGACTTCAAATTCTTGCCAGCAATCGCCATTTTGATCGCGGAAGTCAATCCTTACGTTCTTGTCTGTGGGATTTACTTTCTTTCGCCTTGTGTATGGATTGAGCATGAATAATGGCTCAATTCCGCTTGTTGTTTGAGTCATGATAGATACCGAACCGGTAGGCGCAATCGTTAAATTGGCTATGTTCCTGCGACCATGGATGCTTATATCATTGTAAAGTTCAGGATCATTTTCCCGAATCATTTGCAGAAATTGAGAGTCTTTTTCCTTTTCCCAATTCCAAATCTTGAACGGCCCAAGCTCTCTTGCCATCTCCATGCTGCTTCTAAAAGATGCCAAGCAAAGAGTACGCATAATTTTGCCGGTGGTTTCAATGCTTTCATCGGAACCGTATCCTATTCCGAGCGCGGCTAGAGTATCGCCCAGAGCTGTAATACCAGTTCCGGTTCTACGTCCCTTTTCGCACTTATCATACACTGTCTTCCACAAATCAAGTTCCCGCTGCTTGATTGATTTATCCTCTGGGTCCTTCTTGACCTTTTCGATAATTGATTGAATTTTCTCCAATTCCATATCGATCATGTCATCCATCATTCTTTGAATGATTTGACCATGCTTGGAGAACAATTCGAAATCAAAATAAGCATCCTTGGTAAAAGGATTTACCACATAGCTAAACAAGTTCAAAACCATCAAGCGGCAGGAGTCCCAAGAACACAATGGCAACTCACTGCAGGGATTAGTACTTATTGTTTTGAAACCTTCATCTGCATAACAATCAACTGCGTTGTATTGGGTTACTTTATCCCAGAACAACAATCCCGGTTCTGCGCGGAGCCAAGCATTGTGAATAATCTTGGACCACAATTCTTTTGCTTTTACAATCTTGTCATTTTCAGAAGGCGGAGCATCAACAGGGAACCTGAGCCTGAAAGTATCATCGTTTTCAACTGCCTTAAGGAATTCATCACTCAGTAAGACAGAAACATTTGCTCCAGTTACCTTGGTGTCATCATTTTTGACGGTAATAAAGTTTTCAACTTCTTTGTGAGCAACATTGATGGAAAGCATCAATGCCCCTCTGCGACCACTTTGGCCAACTTCCCTAATTGTGTTGGAGTACCTTTCCATCCAGCTTGTTATGCCAGTTGAACTTCTGGCAGCATTTTTTACTGGTGCTTGTGCTGGTCTAAGTTTGCTAATATCAACTCCTACACCGCCTCTTCTCTTGCTTATCTGAGCAAGCATTTCATCTGTGCGCATAATGCCGCCGTAGGAGTCATCAGGGCTCTCTACTACGTAGCAATTACTTAAACTGATAATTTGGTTATTGTTACCAATACCAAACATCGGGCTTCCTTGCGGCACCACGTACTTGAATCTGTCCAGCAGTTCGAAGAACTTATTTTCTGAGATGGGATCTTTGAATTTCTTGCTCTCAATGCGAGCAAATTCCTTAGCTAATCTCTTGTGCATGTCTGACGGAGTAGATTCTAAAAGATTGCCGTTGTTATCGCGCAACGCATACTTATCCAAAAAAACCTTCGCTGCCAATTCGTCGCCTTCAAAATATGATACGGACGCTTCAAAAGCGTTTTCATAAGTGTACATTGTTTCCTGCTTTCTTTGAAATTAATGACTAAAAAATTATCTACAGCCTTCTTAGAAATTTTAGGTCAAATGCAAAATTAAACCAATATACTTGTTCCATTTTTCATTTGTAAATTTAGTTCCTGACAACCGTTAAGCAATTCTAAAAGATCGTGGTCGTGTGTGGTCACAACTACCTGTTTTTCTTTGGCTAATTCACAAATCATGTTGTAAATTCCTTCAACACCGACTGGGTCTATGTTGGTTGTTACCTCGTCAAGAAATACTAAACTCGGCATTCTTCCTGTATTCAAAGTCATTACATGAGCAAAAGCTTGTGAAAGGGCCAGATTTATTCTCCGCCTTTGACCATTGCTCATGATGTGATAAATCAACGGCTTTCTGTCGGGGAATTTTAAAATTGTTTCCGACAGTTCATTGTCAAAATTTATTTCTATTTTTGAATCAATCAAAAACTGAAGCCAATAGTTTACGTTGGCATTAAGCGCGGGAATTACTTCATCAATTATGTACTTCCTAATTCCAGAATCGCCGAAGGCTATAGTCCAAAATGCGTAATACTCTGACTGAGTTTTTAAATCATTAATTATTACTTGTTTTGCTGATAAAGAACTATTTTCCTGTGTAATTTTTGCGTGTGTATCTTCGATCAGAGATGTGTATGGACAACCATTTTCCAAGTCTGTTAATGCTTTTTTGCTCGTTTCTTTGATGATACGAATCTTTTCTTCCACACCGGCTTTTTTGACAGTGTTGTCAGGTATTTGTATTTTATTGAGAACGCTTATCTTATCCAGCGTGTCTTTCTGTTTCTTTTCAATAGCTTTTACTTGTTTTAACTTTTCTGCCAAAACTTCCTGCAATGCCTTCTCTTTTGTTTCAAATTGAGTTTTTTGATTATCGTAATCCTTGCATTTAGCATCTGCTTCAGAGTACTTGACTTTTATATCTTTCAATAGTGATTCGTGTTCTTGCTTTATTGTTGCATAATTATCGGGATTTATGGGCGCAAAGCAATGCTGGCAGTTAACGCCGGGTTCTAACTTGTCAATTTTTGACAAGACTTCATTTATTTTTTTGCCTTCTGCCACATAATTTTGTTTAACAATAACAAATTCATGTTTTTCTTCAAGCAATTTGGTTTTGCTTGAACTAACAGCTTGCAAATCTTTTTCGCAAGATTTTTTATCTTCTTGCAATTTTGCTAATTCGGATTTGTATGTTTCAAGGTCAGAAGTAGCTTCTGAGAGCTGCTTTTGCGCCTCTTCAAATTTCTGCACATCCTCAGATAAATTTAAAGATTCAAGCTCTTTTTCTGCGGAATCTAATTGAGACGCAAGGCTTTTAATTTCGGTTATTTTGGTGCTTTTCCAGAGCTTCAATTTTTCCTTGTAAAGATGCTCTGTTTGTTCAAGATTTTTTATGTTGCTTTCAATATGTGAGAGTTCCAACTCGGCAGTTTTAATAGACGATGCGTGATCTTTAGCAAGGCTTTTTGCCGTCTCATGGTATCCGCGATACTTTTCTAAACTCAAAAGATTTTCGACTATGCTTCTTTTTTCGGCTGCATCGCATTCCAAAAAAGAATTGCTGTTATCGTCCGTAAACACAAATATGTTTGTGAAAGTTTGGTAGTTTAGCCCAAGAGTGTCTTCAATTAATTTTTGAGTTGCAGGCATCCCGCCCAGTGTAAGTTCGTTATCATTCTTCCAAAAACGCAAGCTGTCAGGCTTTCGCTTTCTTTCTACCTTATAGTCATCCCAGCACACTTCTACACTTAAGCCTTTAGTGCAGTTTATGTGCATTATATCTTTGTGACTTATTTTTTTAGGACTTTTGATAGTCTTTCCAAACAATCCATATACTATTATTTCTGGTATGCTGCTTTTGCCAGATCCGTTCGATGATAGACGTTCTTCTTCGCCCTTTTTAAGGCTATCTAAATTAACTCCCTTTACCAGAATTATGTTTCCATAATTGGCAAAGTTGAGTTCTATTCCGTCGTCGCCAAAACACAAAAAATTCTTGGCGGCGATTCTTTTAAAATTAATCTTTTGCATCTTCTGCAGCCTTGACTATCTTGTTGCCAATTTCAATAAGAATCTTCTTATCCAATGCCAAGTTTTGCACTTGTTCTACATAACGTTCAAGTAATTTGTCTTGGTTGGCGATCAAGTCTTTCGCGTCTGCCAGAGCATGTTCGTCCTGCTTTTTTATCTGTTTTTTGACTTGGACAGTAGAAGCTTTTAATTCCTCTACAACCTTTGCCATGTTTTTCTTATTGCTGTTTGCATCATTGCTTTCGCTTATTATGCAAACAAACCCATCTTTAATTTCATTTGCATTGTAATTCTCTATTTCACTTTCCTGTATGTAAAAATGCTTTGGGCTGAAAGTATTCTCGATATACGATAAAGAATCATTCGACGCATCCAATAAGAGAATATGTTTGTCTTCATGAGCTTCGCCGAAAGATAATTGCAAAGGACTACCGATGTATTCAACCGTTTCAGTTAATTTTTGCGCGCTGTGGTAATGACCAAAAAAGGCTCTCTTGTATCTTTTGAACAGATCACAGCCAACTACAGTCATATCTCCATCATGCTCTATTATTACATCTGCTACTGAACCAGCTGAGTTTAACCTTGCTCCATCGATGGCCAAGTGCCCCAAAAGATAAGAATTTTCTACTTTGTCTTTTAAATTTTCAAGCTCCGTTAAAGGTTCATGTGTGTACGGAATGAAATGCCAGTTCGTTCCATGTATATCAATTTCACAGGTTTTGTCTATGACAGTTACATTTTTGATTGCTTTAAATGGTCTTACGCTACTAACACTCCAACTTGAAGCATACCATAAATCATGATTTCCCAATAATAAATATGTTTGAAAACTTTCGTTTTGGTATTTTTCAAATACATTGAAAACCAAATTGTAAGTCAAACTGTCAATTTTTTGTCTGTCGTGGAGGAGATCTCCTCCAAAAAGTACTGCATCAACCTTTTTACTTTTAGCAGTTTCAAATACCCATTCCAAGGCCGCAATACAATGCTGCAACCTCTCCTGACTTTTTTTATGTGGATGTACGTGAAGATCACTGAAAAGCAGAAAGGTAGCCATAATGTAATCATACTACTTTTACAGCCGATTTCAAGTTTAAGACTTTTTTTCTTGCTTTTTCAAGCATTTGTCCAGCGCGTTCCAAACATCTGTATTTTTCAAATCAATATCAGTAGGTGCTGCTGGTGCTCCTCCCAATCCGCCTCCAAGACCAGACATGTCTGGTCCTCCTAAAGGTGGCGCTGCTCCTCCTCCTAATCCACCAGCTGGAGGTGTGGCTCCCAAACCGGGATCTCCTCCTATGCCCCCTGCAGGCAACGGTGGCGCTCCACCCATGCCTCCTCCAATATCTCCTCCTGTCGGTGGAGCACTTCCAGCACCAGCTGCTCCTCCAACAGGTGCTGCGTCGGCTTCATTAAGCATATTTTTTACGAAATTTCTGAAGGTTATCATTACATTATTTATCCATGATTAATAAATAATTTTATGAAGAGCTTTAGAACATGGTTAGAAGATGTCGCGCCATCAGCGATGGATGACCCTACTGTTGCTGGTATTCCAGATGAAACTCCAGCTGCTAGTCCTGCCGACACAAAAATGACTACAAAACAATATCTTGAAAAATATAAACTTAAACCGTGGAAAGCTTCCAAAGAACAAATACTTTCTTTTTGGAAAACCGTTGCACCTAATTCTCCTTTAGCTTTAAAACCAATTGCTTATGATCATGAAGGTTCGTCAATTCAGGAAGATACTGTCAGAATTACTGGTAGCAAGGAATTCATTTCAAGTGTTTTAAGTCGTCTGAAAGACTTTCTTAATTACGAAAATGACAAAACTAAGGTCATGGTGGCTTACAGACAAAGCCCAAGAAGCTTTTTACCCGGCAATAAAAATTCTTATATTTTCTATTTGCAGGTCATGGAGAGAGGCAAAGATTGATATACTTCGTGATATTCTGTTAATTCTTCTGTTCTTTTAATTTGATTGTCGATTTTATCCGCGAGGTCCTGTTGTTTTTGCGTCATGTTTATGAATTTGCTATCAATTTTTTCCACAAGGGCTTTAATTACCGCAACGTCGTCTAGTATCATAATGGGACGGACCTCCGTTTTATGGACATAGTATTAATGCTGAAGAATGACTTTTACAAGTACATTTGTGTGGAAAAATTTCTGCGGAAACCCTAAAATTAAATTATAGACAGAGGTGCAAAGATGGCAAAAATTTTACTTAAAAACGACATAAGCCAAATCACAACAAAGAATGAACCTTTGTCTAAATTTCTTTACGAGAATCTCAGATTCCGCGATAGAAATTATTTCCACAATAGAGCTTACAGGCAAAGAATTTGGGACGGTTACACGAATTTCTTTAATAAAAATAACGGTAAATTCCTAACTGGATTGCTCCCAGAAATTTTGATGGCTTGCAAAGCCATGAATGAGCCAGTTGAATTTATTGACCAAAGAACAAATGTTGAATTTTCTGTAAAAGAAATAACCTCATCCTTTTTGCATTCCTGTACACCAAAAGGTTCTACACCAATAACTTTGGAAGACTATCAGGTAGACTTGGTAAATACCGCAATCAAGAATAAAAGAGGTGTTATATTTGCGCCAACCAGCGCTGGCAAGTCGTTGACAATGCTATCCATACTTAAATGCCTACCGTCTGGCACTAAAACTCTTGTATTACAAAACAGAAAAACTCTAGCAATTCAAAACTACGAAGAATATACTAAATGGGGCCTCCATAATGTAGGACGCATTTGGGGTGGGGTTGATGAGCCCAGTGATATTACTGTGTCTACTGTTCAGTCTATTTCAAAAGCGGAAGATCTTTTGCCGCAAGTGGAAGTACTTTTAGTTGATGAAATACATGATATGATGAGCGCGGCTCCCAAAGCTGTTTACAGAATGCTAAAAAAATGCAGTGTTAGAATTGCAGTTTCTGCTACTCCTTTCAAATTTGGAGAAAGCGACAAAATACAAAAATTTTATGTTAAAGGATTCTTCGGCCCTCCCTTCAAAATTAAATCAACAGAAACAGGAGTTGTTACAACCAAAGAATTACAAGAGCGCGGAAGACTATCCAAAAGCAAATGTAAATTCTTCAAAATAACATCTCCAGATTTAGAATATGAGCTTTACCAAGACGCTGTAAATTTGGGCATTGTCGAAAATGCCGAACTTCACGAGAAGGTTGTTAATTTAGCAAACTCACAGTTAGGCAGAACTTTAATTTTGGTCGATAGATTAGCCCATGGCGATACATTGCAGTCTCTAATACCCAACGCTCTATGGGTTCAGGGTAAGGATAATGATGAAACAAGAAAGCAAGTTATAGAACAATTGCAAAAATCTGAGAATTGTATAGCCATTGCTACACAAGGTATTTTCAATACTGGAATTAACGTATTTGTGCATACTTTGATTAATGCTGCCGGTGGGCAAGCAGACCATCAAATAATACAGAGAATGGGTCGCGGTCTTAGAACAGCCAAAGATAAAGAAGAATTACTTTACATTGATTTTATATTTGAAACAAACCCTTACCTACACAGACATAGCCTAAAACGGGTCAAAATTTTGCAAAAACAGGGACACGATGTAGAAATTCTGGACTAAGTTCCGGCTGTCATGATGTCAACGATATCACCTATGGTGCCATCTATTTCATCAACATTATCTAATTGTTTTCTTTTTGGATCGTCAGGCGGTAATTGTTTATAGAATTGAAGATTTTTAATTGTGTTTTTTACTCCCATTTGAGTGGAAGTTCCTTTGGGACCCGGCACTTCTTGCGTTTTAAGGTTTCGCAAAGGCTGTTTTCTCAGCTCTCCATTACTTCCAATTCCGCCTAAATCAAATGCGCTTCTTAAAATGTCAAGATAATTAGTTTCTTGGTTCTGAATTGTTTCATTCAAAACTGTTAAATACCATGACTTAAATTCTAGCTTTATTTCCATAGATATATTTATAGAGGCTTAAGGTATTTTTTGATGCAGCATAAATTATTATTTAAAGAGTGGATTGGCAAGAGTCCTGAAGTTATGTACGGATTTAGGCCAGACGTAAGCAAAATTGAGATTCCATTCTATGAATTGGAGCCAATAGAAGCCTTTAGTGTTGAGAAATGTTTAGAAGCTTTGGCCGCGACTGGTAAAATAGACGGAAAAGAAGCAAATGACATTTGGAAAACTCAGCTTTCATACGGACATGGATTGGGAAAAGTTAGTGTTACAAGTTCTCCTTATGGATCCTATAAATTTGTAGTAAGAAGATATGTAACTGATGCTAAAGGTAATTTGGTGCCAATATGCAGGCTTGTAATACCACTAACAAATGATTACAACCATCGCGGTCCTAATGACCCCGGCGAAGAAATATTAGCCGTCAAAATGTACGATAAAATTAAACAAATAATGTCAGAACCTTATCCTGCTCCTAATTGTGACTTTCAAAAAAGATTCGCGCACTTTGTTTACAACTTTAGTAAAGCCGTTAAATTAAAACATCCAAACATCATGGTTTACCAAGGCACTGTTAAGTTAGACGACAATAATTACATCATCAGTTTTACCTTTAAAGGATATGGTAACGGCGTGCCTAACTCACAAAAAGCAGAAGAGTTTTTGATTAATTGGCAGTATCTGCCTGAGACTGGATTATTGAGATGCTGGGGTTATGACGTAGTTTCTCCTGTAAAACAACGAGAATGGCAACCTGCTGTAAGTGAATGGGATGAGTATTTTTGTCCAACTCAGCCAGAAAATCAGATTATGAGTTGTATCATGGAAGCTTTTATGACCTATTGATTTCAAAATCAAATAAGTTATTATATATTTCTTTAGCATAATCAACGTTAAATTTATCAAAACTTTTAGAATCAGTTCGCTGAGTAATATCGTTTTTCAATTCTTCTGGCAGTTTTTTAATCCACTCTGACAAATAAATGTAAATTGGTTTAATCTTTCGTAAAATTGCAGAAGTTTTAATCTTTGAAGCATTTTCTGCGTATTTTTCAAATGTTAATTCGTCGCCGCAAATTTTCTTAATTTCTTTCAAGCTCTCAAGCAAATCATACTCCATATCAGCATCTTGCATTGAATAAACTTGTTTTGTTAATTTATTCGCGTTTGCAACTAACTTATTCCAATAAAACCAGCGCCTTTCAGCTGGATCTCCTGTTAAAATAACAGGCTCGATTAATACAGGCGTGTCTTTTTTATTTATTCTTTTGAATATCATCAATTGAGCTTTAATAAATAATTCGTATTCACCAATAGTTTCAAAATCTCTTTCTTTAATTAACTTAAGCATAGTCCTGAAAAGAACACTTTTCTTCAGGGTTTTAATTTGGGGGGTTTTAGAATGCATGTAATCAGGGAAAATCTTCCGCGATAATTCGACCCATAAACAACATACGCGGTAAGCAGTATCATCTTTGCCACTGAAACCATGCAACATGCTCATTTCTGGATCGTATTTCATCACAAAATTCTACATCTAAATCAAATTTGCCACAACTGCAAAACAACTAAAATTGGTCATGGATTAGTAAGGTGAATTAACGACCTGAAAGTCCATCGAGTCTCTTTCATAAGACAATGTTAATTCATTGTTGAAATTTAGAGATGGAAAAACCAGTTGGGTCGATTACTCATTACCTTCAAAAGAGATTTGAGTAAAAGATAACCCCTGTGGTATGTAACGAGTACCATGGACCAACTACGGCAAAGAGGTGAGCCATACCTCCTACCCCAGCTGATGCGGGTTACCTGTCAGAGAAATCTGAATAGGTTGAAAAAGGGGTGAAATCCAACAAGAGTGAGTACTAACAGACTCAGGGTGGTTGGATTGGACAGTATGGTTAGTAGTTGCAAAACAGTTAAGTCAGTATCTCTTTAAGGTTACCAACTCCTTAGTTTTAAAGAAGATAAGTAAACTTCTTACTTTTCTTTTTAACTATGAGTTACAGGAACCCGTGGAGGTCGGTTTTGAATAGCGATTAAAATTCTTTAATTATTTGATATTTGTAACTTTTATGGTATTATCCTAGAATGTAAATTAGGAGAAGGCATGCAGTTACAAGATCTTACGGCCAAGCTATTTGATTTCTTTAGCAAGACCAGAATGGTTTTTGTAACTTGGGATCCTGTTTCTTTTGACTCTACGACCCTAGCTAAGCTTCAAGTTCGAATTAGGTTCGATAACGGCAAAGACAATTCGATCGCGGTTCCTCTCAATTCAAGCAATTGTTTGATAATCACCAATATCCTTGAAAAACTTAATTCCACCCGTAAAACAGTTTTCGTTGGGCATGACTTTAAGATTCTGTTTACATTTTTCAGACGTTTAAATAACAAACTTCTCGACTTGGCAAACGTATTTGATTTGGGTTGGTACGAATCCTATTACTCAAAACCTTCATCGGCAGGTAACCAAGTCCTGCAAGTTAAGCATTTGAAGGAATGGTTTGCCAACCAAGATTCTATGCGCGTATATCAAAACATATTTTCAAAATTAATTGTTCAAACCCTTCCTGCAATTGAAGGTAACGGTTTGATTAACACAGACCTTGGTCTTTTAGTGTTTCCAAATTTTGTTGTAGAAGGTCAGGCAAACGGAAGGTTGTCTTGTATTTGCGAGTACAAGCGATGCTACAACCCGCACAGTTTGTCTGATGACGAAAAAGCCGATTTGATTCTCGGCAAAGACAACGAACTCTTTATTTGGTTCGATTACAACAACATGGAAGTTGCTGTTCTTGCTGAATTAGCAAACGACGACAACCTCAAAGAACTTATTAGTAAGAACCCTAAACAGGTTTATGAGAAAATATTTGAGTGCGCGACAGGAACAGTTGTTGAAGATGCGAGGAAACTTGCAAAAACAATGTTTCTGCCATGCATTTATGGTCAAGGTGCTGCTGGTTTGGCAAAAAGCCTAGACATCTCCTTGGACCAAGCAGCTATCTACCTGCACAATTTGAGAAATGCTTTTTCTAAGAGCTTCACTTTTGTTGAAAACGCCCACAAAGAAGCTGCAGAAAATTCATGTGCAACAGATCGCTTCGGAAGGGTTCGTAGGTTCCAGTCTGATGAGGCGTTTAAGGCCCGAAATTTCGCAATACAGGCACCATCGGCTCTTTTATGCCTCGAGTCCTTGGTTAACCTCCAAAACGCCGCAGGAAAGCTTTTTAAAGTAATGTTCACGGTTCATGATGGTTATTGTATTGCTGGTGAAAAAAGTTACTTGGAAGAGGCGTACAGGTTGGCCAAATCTGTACTAGAAAAAACCTCAGAGTTTCTGCCGGTAAAACTGAGCGTGTCAGCAAAACTAGGAAGAAATTTGGCAAAAATGACATCCATAGGAAAAAGGTAAATGTATGCTATCAGTTTTTAAAAACTTTCCAGTAAGTGATAAAGAATACCAGATACTAGACAAAAAATTCGGCCAGTTGTGCTATTATGCTTCTTGGCAACTAATCAGAAAGAATAGCGCCAATAATCACCAGTTTGATTTGGATGATGTTTCTCAGGAATTAATGGTTGCAGTGCTGAGGGCCGCCAGTTATTACAAAAGACAGGTGTTTATAGACACCTCCCTTTCAGCACTCAAAAATGCTAGCATGGATAAAACAAGCAGACTTATTGTTAAAGAATTGTCGAATCTATGGGACAATCGCACTCGACATGGTGCCAGCCGTCAGAAGTTTGGCGATCACCAAGAACAAATCATGAAAGAACTTTGCCGCAAATTTTTGCCACCAAACGAAATTCCGTCCATGACTCGTGAACTAATAATGGAAAATAAATTTTTAACTTATTGCAAACAAATCCTTTGGAATGCTACAAAACATTTAGGAAGAAAGATTAGTCGCGAAAAACCCCTTCGCGCTGGTCAAGTTAGTTTGTCTGATCACGAATACCTTTCAACCGTGGAGTGAAAACATGAACAGAGGCCCGTACGTAGAGATTAGATTGACACCACCAATGATTGAATTGGCTCACACTTTGGCCAAAGAACTAGGTGTTTTAAGAAATTCAATCGAGGAAGGTGCTGGTAACATTACTGGATTCTGTGCCGAATTAGCATGCAAAAAGCACTTCGGCATACCTCTAGATGAAATTCAGAACACTTATCACTATGACATTTTGGTTAACGGTATTACGTATGATGTGAAAGCTAAAAAAAGAAAAGATGCTCCAAGATACTGGCACGAAGCTAGCATCTCTGATTACAACACAAGTCAAAAGTGTAATTTGGGTTTTTATCCGAAACAACAATATTTGGACGAAGCAAGATTCCTTAAAAAAGGACAAATCGATGGCTCAAATAATTTTGAAGTTAAAGGGGATTGCTGGAATTTGGTCTACGAAAAATTAAATCCAATCAGCCAAATTAAAAGAAATTAGTGCAAAGTCGTGGAGTTGAACCAACGTGTGCCGGCTTATAAGGCCGGTCCTCAAAGCCGTCGAGGACACTTTGCAGATTGGGCTCTCTGGGACTTGAACCCAGAACCGAACGATTATGAGTCGTTTGCTCTAGACCAGTTGAGCTAAGAGCCCTGTATAAAAATAATAGCGGGCGAAATGTTTTTTATCAAGAGGAATTTTTCAAATGCTTTTCCGATCATATTGTGTTTCATATTCTCGCGTATTTGCCTTGCAAATTTATTCGACACCTATTACAACATTAGGATTCAGTTATTGTAATTGTTGGTCTAGGAGAAAGATGTGGAGCAGCCCATTAGGCTCAAGAGAGGCGCTGTAAGGGAAGACGGCAAGATATTTTATGCTTACAGGTCTTGTAAAAGAAATTCTACTGCAATATGGTTATGTATTTTGCCTATGTGAATACTTCAGGGGTGCCGATATACAAAAATGAAGCTGAGTACAACAAGTGGTTAGAAAGAAGAAGGTCTACTCATAGAAGATTTCATGATCGTTGCAAGCAGTTGCCTGCTCCATCATGTCTTTTAGGTGACCCACATCCAACAATACCTAATTTGTTTGTTAAAAGAATTTATGGTCACAAGGTAACATATGGAACTTTGGAAGAGGCAACGAGAGCCAGACTCAAAAGAAACGAAAGTTGTAAAAAACACAGGGAAATTCACAAGGAAAGGCGCAAAAAGAGGCTTCAAGAGTTAAGAAATGAGCGGATGAATTTCCTAAAAGAAAATCCACATTTACGCAGAAGCAGGGGCGACATAGACCCTGTACTTGGACAAATCTTTTGGGGATATTCAAATATGGGAAATGAACTCTGGTATGATCCAGCGCGGTTCGCAGAGAAAAAAGCCAAATTTAGTGCGCAGAGACAAAAAAGATATTACAAAAAGAAATCTGCTAAATTAGCAGAGAAAAAAAATATGTAAAAGATTTTTGTCAATTCCTGTCAATGCTAGGCAATCCCTGTCAACGCCAGTCAACATCTGATTGGCGTTTCTATTTTATGCATAACTTTGTTTCTTAAATCTAAGTGTTATAATGTATTAAAAGCGATATTGAGCTTGTAGCTCAAATCGTCAAAACTTTTAGTAAGGAAAAATATGTTTGAAATGTTTGAACTGCCATTAGACGAAGAGATTTTGCAGTGTGCTAAAATCCGAGCTAAGAATCAAAGGGCTAATAAAAATTCGTTCGAGAGAGGAAAAGGAAACTTTGTTGGTTATGTTGGTGAGTATGCCGTTAAGAAGTTTCTTGGTTTGCCTTTTGAGCCTTCAACTAAAGATTATGACTTCATACTAGATGGTAAAAGATATGAAGTAAAGACGAAGAAAACAAAGTATGAGGTATTGCCTCATTACGAAGGCAGCGTAGACACGCATAGTGCGAAGCAGGATTGTGACTATTATCTGTTTTGTCGCGCCATAGTAACCGTACCAGATGCTGGAATAGATCAAGTATTTGCATTCGGATATTTCCCAAAAAAGTCCTACATGAAAAAAGCCAAATTCAGGAAGAAGGGCGAAAGGGATGAATCTAATGGTTGGACTGTGAAAAAGGACTGTTTCAATCTAGAGTATCAATTGTTGAAGCCGTTTAGTAAATTAGTGAAGATGGCAACTGTATGATGTTAAGAACTAAGCCGGAAACAATTATTGTGTCCGGCACATCTGTTGTAACATCTCCCCGCGCTTGTCGGGTTTTTAATTGTCATTGGGTACGGAGCTGGTACTATAGCTGGAGTAAATTTTTCAACTACAACGATAATTTTTCGTATCATTGGGCTGGCAAAACGATGTCACAGTACACTTGGTATGGTATAAGGCATGATAAGAGTAAGGTGTGATGCTAATTTAACAGGCGTACCATTGGACAGGGCGACTCCGTTTT